AGCTAAGAAAGCTTTGGAAAACATTACATAGTAATTCCAACACTTTTCTTCTCACGAGGTAATCTACGAACTAAAAGTTCTTTTTGTGTTCCACCAACTGACATATCTTCAGCTCCTTCTGGAATACCTTCAATTGCTCTTAGAACTTCAGATACACGTTGAGGCTGATCTGCAAACTGAAGAAGTAATTGAGTTCGAATTATGTTACGTTTGAGTGGAGGACGAGATGTTCTTACACTTCTTGTAATATTTCCAACACCACTTCCTTCTAGAGCAAAGTTATCTACCTGATTATCGCGCATAAATTCTAAAATTGAAGCTGAATTCTTAATCTTTTTATCTTTCAAATCTTTAATTTGTTTACGAAGTTCCCGTTCTTGATCATCAAGAGAAATCCATTCTTTTAATGTTTCACGGATCTTCTGCGTAGCGTCTTCAGCCATTTACCACTTCTATGTTTCATAGTTGAAAGTCTCTTTCCACCTCTTTCACCCACTACTTCAGTTGAAGGAGTTTCATCTTTATTATGTAATTCTGTCATATAAGGAAGAACTCCAGATACATTTGGATGCTTTTCTAAAACTTTTGCCATACGTTCACTCTGCACAATTGCCTTATTCAAGATAATTCCAATACCCGGAACCCAATTTGCTACATGAGCAACAGCTCCTCCTAAATCCCCTTCTCCAGCAGAAAGAATTGAAGCTAATCCTGCTGCTACTGCGGTAAATGGTGCTACTGCGGCTGCTCCAATAGGACCTCCAATTACTTCTCCAACATTATTCGCTGTAGTAACACCAAGTTCTGTAGCTCCATGGACGGCCTCGAGAACAAGATCAGAAAATGGTATATTGTTTTTCAATGTATCAACTGTTCCTGTTACAGCTCCATAAACTGTTCCAACAGGAGCGCCTATAATAGAAGGTGTATAATCTCGAAGTACTCCCTTTACAAGTGTATCTGTATAAGGATATTTAGAATCACCCCCACCTTTCTGTTTTAGCGCGCGTAAAAGTTTCTTAGCTTGTTTTTCATCAAAGATAGGATGTTGTTTTTTCTTATCATAATACGCAGATTCCCTAATATCTTTTACGGAAGAGGGATGTGTGCGTTTTAAATAAATATACAGACTTATTAGTTTAATAAGTTTTTCTACAAAAACTTTATCCTTTAATTTGCGCTTTATTTCTTTATAAGCTTGTAGCTCCCGTTTTGTAAACGGTGGATCATCATATATCCAAACCATTATTTAACTACAATAAATTATAATGGATGATGTGGGTAATGTTCATTGGAACTCACAGTTAGAACGAGTTATTTCTGATGAAGGTGAAAGGTCTTTATGTTTTAGTTGGTTACACTCAAAGTCTGAAAAAAGGTTTTCAAAACTTAATATTTACATAAGCCTTCCTGTAATTATAATGTCAACTTTAGCAGGTTCGGCATCTATTGGTTCGAAAACATTATTCGATAATGCAGAAGGTAGTAATATAGGAATTGGAATAATAAGCTTATCAGTTGGTGTTTTAAATACAGTATCTAGTTTTTTTGCTTGGGCAAAACGATCTGAGGCACATCGAATTGCCTCTATAACATATCAAAAAATATATAGATTTATCCTGATCGAATTATCACTTCCAAGAAAAGAACGTATGGCTGCTAAAGATATGTTAAAAGTTGTTCGTGATCAATGTGATAGATTACAAGAAACAAGTCCACAAATTCCCGATATAGTTATTCAAGAATTTAAAGATAAATTTGGAAAATCAACTCCTGATTTGAAAAAACCAGAAATTACAAATGGATTAGATCCAATTTATATATACAATTCAGAAAGTCCTCTTAGATCAAAAAACTCATTTTTGAATACTAGTGAAACTAGTAGTTCAGAAGATTCTGTTAAATTAACACCATTAACATCATGACTTAAAATTTCCACTTTCGGTCACATTCCAAACAAGTTACGAAAGTTGTCATTGGTTCATCCGCTGATCGAGTCTGCATCTGATAATAATCACACTTCGTCTTTTTCTTACATGCCGAACACCACATGAATATAGCCGCGCTTTCATTCTTTGAATAAAGTTTCTTTTCTGATTCAATAATTCTTTCAATAGAATCTTTCCAACGTGAAGGACATAAATCTACTGCGTTCATCTCTGCGAATTCTCTAGTAGTAATTTCACCATTTTTTAGTTTTGTTAGCCATTTAGTATCATCTTCTTTTCTACAACAGTATTCATAAAAGGATATTGCTCGACTTCTATACATGTTCCAAAATACACGATTGTTCCAATCTACATCAATGTTTTCTTTAATAGCTTGCTCACAAACTACATGTAGAATTGCCTCTTCAAGTTGAGTAGATAAATTTATATCATTTAAAATTTCTGTAAAGTTTTCAATAACTTTATCACGAATTGTAGATTCAACAAATACATTTTTTGAATGAGTTTGTATTGGTCTGGCTACATATATAACTTCACGAACAACTTCTTCTTCCTCTTCTTCTATATCATCAATAACTTCTTCCTCTTCTTCATTTTCGAGTATTCCTACCTCATCTTCTTCCTCTTCATTTGAGAATGTCCATTCCTGATATACATTCTCATAATGATCGGATTTCAAATTAACATATGAAGTTATATGTGTATCATATTGATCTTGCTCATCAGATTCTGTAGCAAGAATAATAATTTGACCAGTATATGATTCTTCATCAAATGGGGCAGGAAGCATGTGTTGATTTATTTGATCTTCATCACCATTTATAGCTGCGAAAATTGAAAGCCATTGTGTATCTTTAATAGAATCTTGAATTTTACCTTGAAATTGAATTTCAGGATTCTTATACTTTTTACGAATCCATTCTAAAACATCTGCAGTTTTTGCAGGAACTTGAATATCGCCAATTGTTCCATTTGTTGAAATACTAATACCATATACCATCTTATGATTAAAAAGTATCATCTTAACAATTTCCGTTTTTAGTATGAAAATTCAAGTTGAAAATGGATTTTCATACCAAATGGGAAGTAATAGTATTAAATATAGAATGTCATATGTGCCGCCACATTTAAGAAACCAACAGCCAAAAGAAAGACATCCTCCACGTCGTCAATATGAAAAACCACATTGGCAAATTGAGAAGGAAAAAGCTGAAGCTGAGGCAGAAGAGAAACGTAAAGAAGCTGAACGAGGACTTGAAAGAACAGAGGAAAACTTTCCTCCTCTTGGAAGTTCTGATATAAGACCATTAGGATGGGTAAAAGACAGTGGACGTAAATTTACTGAACTTGTAAGTGAATGGAAAGAAGAAGAAGATAAACGTAAAGAAGAAGAAGAGTTTGAAAATAGACGAAGTGAAACTAATACATACGCATTCACTCTTCCAAAATTTCATACTACCGGACGATTTGGAGAACCTGAAGATGAAACAGAAGAACATGAAGAAGAATTAGTAGTAAATCCACAAACTGAAGATGATGGATGGGTTTTAGTTGAGAAAAAGATTCGTAAACCTAAATCTGAAAGAACTTTTGAAGAATTTGAAAAAGATATGGAAAAACTTGATGATCCAGAAGATGATACTGTTTGGGGTGCTCCTGAAGAACATGAAACATGTTGGGATGAACGTCGTCACTAATTTTAACTAATATCAGAAGATGTAACTATAGGAGGTTTAAGCTTCACAAAAAAAGAACGCAGATAAGCTGCGAATTTTTGTGCCATTAATACGAGATATAGTCCATACGGGCTTTTTGACTGATTCCATCCGTAATAAATACCACCAAGAATTGAAGCTATCATAAAAATTACATTTATCATTTCAATCCATCCATTCTGTTCAATTTGTTTAGAAGCCCATTCATGAATTCCAGACTTTTTCTTTGAATCATCTTTTGCTTTTTGGTCTTTCATTCCTGCTGACTTAACATCTTTTACATCAGGTTTCTTTCCTGATCTCTTACATCTCATATATGTCTTTCCATCATGAGGCATAGGTCCACCCGGAAGTTGTTCAATATCATTAAAAAACACTTCACGACTACCAAGTTGTTGAATAGGACGAGAACCAGGAACTACATTCTTCACCAATAAAGCAAAGTCATTTGAATCAATATTAATCATTGATTTAAAAACAACCCATTTGCTTTGTTGGCAAGGCGGAACAACAAGAGAACCATCATATACATAATATGACCCAGCTGGTGGAACCATCATAAAAAGTCCCCATTGTTCTCCCAAACTTACAGATGTAGATGTAACACTTGGATTTGCATAAGGAACAAATGCATTGAAAAAATGAGAAGATGATGTTTGAGTAGGATTTACTCGAACCAGAGAACTTACACAGAGAAATCCTGATGTAGGATTACTAAAAATAGCGACAACTTCTGCGTCAGCTTGAACGTTTTCAATTGTATGATGACTTGGATGTGTTACTAATAATGTTTGACACGTATAACTTTCACCAGAAAATTTACAACTTCCTAAACCAGTTTGGCTTTGTACAATAAGACCTTCATCAGATATTATAACATTAGCCTGTGAAATATAGGCATCATCAAATGTTAGTTCACACATGAGGTCACATGGTTTTGAGGAAGATTGTGAAAGATTAATAGGACTTTGATTGGAGTTCACACATTGTTCCCCCCATGAAGAATTTGAGCCATATATACTCATTTGTAGTTTCTCATGATTTTGTATCCTGAGAATAAGCAATGGACGCTGGTGGAATTTCAGCAATTATATTTTCAATATTATTTGCTGTAGTTGGTGTAGCGTATGGTCATAAATTATATAGTGAAGGAGCATTTAGTATGCCTACAGGTGACACTGTAAGTTTAGATTTTTTATCATTATTAATTCTTTATATGCCTAATACTCTATTCGTATATGGATTTATTGCGGATATAATGAACCAAAAATATCAATATTCTATTTCTGGAATAACAGCCTTATTTGGAATGTTTTTCAATAAATTTGTTGGTGGAACTGTCGTTGGAGGAATAGCATCAGGAACAAACTTTATTTACAATAAAGTTAGACAGGCTCCTGCTGCGGCCGCTGCGGTCGCATCTGCTACTACCGCAGCTATTACCAATGTTCCTGAAAATACAAATAATACAGACGGAATTAGAGATAGTAGTAGTCCATTTTTAACTCAGATGAATGTAGGTGGTGGAAAACAACGTGGAGGTGCGACAAATTTATGTTCTCTTCCCGGATTTGAATGGCTTGAAAACAAGACTGCTCCTCAAGGCATTATTATGTCAATGACAGTTCTTTGGTATATTTTGATTGAAATGTGGGATACTGGACAAGGAAGTCAATCTATTGCCTTAGGTGTTACAACTGCTATAGTATTTTTGTTACAATGGGCTGTTTTACATAAAAATAAATGTTTAGATTCTTATACATTTGGAACATGGTCAGCTATTATAGCTCTTGTAATGGCTATTACATTCGCAGGATCATCTTATGGAATTCAAAAATTAATTTATACAGCATCTGGAGGAGTAAATACTCCATCTTCTGGTCAATCATCTAGTACTCCAGCTAGTGGAAAAGTTGTATGTCCTAAAGGAAGTGTTTTAAATCCAGAAGGAGAATGTGTAGTTCCATTAGGACCTGGAGGATCAGAGAAAAATACAAACAATCAATCACAACCAGTAGATGATAATGATCAGTTTGTATGTGAAGCTTATAAGGATGGGGAATTAGTTACATCTACGATTGTTGACTAAGTATTCTCAAACCATTTCGAATAATACGATAATATCCTGCTATATTAATTCCTGAATGTTTTTCAATAGAAACTGAAATACCTTCTTTATTTTTTACTTCTACTACAATTGTAGGAACAATTGAAACATTATAACGTCCTGCTAATAGTTCACTATCATTGTGTGTATTAACAGAGAGCCATATAACTTGACTAAATTCTTCCTTTAAATCTTCAAGTGCTGGTTTAATTGCCTTACAAGGAGCACATGTAGGTGACCAGAAATGAAACGCAGTTACACTCATTCTTCTTTTACTATTGTAATATCTTCTTTAATTAAACCAGTATCCGTTTTAAGTCTATACATATTTGATCGATGTAATCTCTGTTTGTCTACATCAAATCCTTTCTTCTTAACTGTTTTTGTAAAGGCAGAAATCAATGCCTTATTCAGTTCAGTTTCATCAAGTTTTCCAATATTTGATATACACCACAATACTAATTCACGTTCACCAATTGGAGCTCCCATAAGTTTTAAAGGACAACCTTCCAAAGCTTCTTCACCATTTGAAACTATTTCTTTCACTTCTTCTTCAGGATTTAAAACACGTGTTGCCATACGATCTACAATATGATTATTACGACTTTCTTCATCTACACCACCTGTATGTGCCTTTACATATGAAATATTGAATGAATTAAATCTAGAAAGACGATTTGAAGTATCTTCAATTAAATCACGATGCATAACATCACCTCCTTGAGAAGTCTTCCAATTGTTTCGAATCCAGGCAGGTAACCATTCTGTTAAACATTTTTTTGAATAGATTGAATCTGTATATATTTTTAGTTGTGTTTCAGATACAGAAAATGCGATTTCTGCTGCCTTTACAGCTTCTGATATAGCCATAAGTTCTCCACGCTGGTTTGTTTGTACATCTGTTTCAGGAACTCTATCTGCTTTTGAAATAGGTTTATGTTCTGGAAAATAGAAAGCCCATGAAGCTTTAGAATCTTTCTTTCCATTTCGAGAACATGCTCCATCTGTATATATGTCTACTTTCATAATTGTTTAATAATTGGACTATGTATATAAGTTGGCATTCGTTTTACAATACATCTACTTTGAATAGCAGGTTGAATTGTTGTTGGATCTTCTACATGAAACCAAACTCTGCATTTAAAAGAACGCTCTTCTAATGAGCGTCTAATCATTTGCTGACATGAAAAAGTTAGAAATTCAGAATGCCATACAATTAAAATACGTATACGCTTTTCTTGTTTTTCTGCTACCTGAGAAATCCAATTATAAAACCATGGTGAAAATGTTTCTACAGTATTAATTTCTGCGGCATCTATTTCTGCAAATTCACATTCCTTTTCATGAACTTCTTTGTATTCTTTCCATACCTTTTGAGTCTCTATGTCATTAAGAGGTTCAAAAAGTATATAATGTGGAGGAGGGTATTGTAACATTGTATATAATTATTTAGCTTGATGAAGACCCAAGAATCTTTTTTACAGGAACATCTATAGAAATAATATATAAGCTATTTTCAGTTGCTACAATGTAACAAGTTTCACACTTAAAAATATTTTGAATTGTCGAAGTGTATTCACTATCCGACTTTACAAGATATTTAGTATTATCTTCTTGAACACCAATACAGCATTTTTTATCTACACTATCTTGGTAATAATCAAGATAAATTGGTTTATCTTCATCGACAGCTACCTGAGCTGCTCTCATTAAAACACTGGGTGTTGGAAGAACCATTTGTTTTTAGGAATTGTTTGGTATTGACTCTACTGAACGCATTTCAACATATCTTCCATTCGAAATCGAGAGCGCATACATAAACTTGGAACTTCTGGACGAGGAACTTTAAGAAACTCTGAAATAGCTGTTCGAATTAATTGTTTTAGTTCTTTTGATGATGCTGGAAGCACCTTTGAACTTTCAAATAGAAAGTCTACATATTGTGTTGTATTTTCTTCAGTTTGTTCACTTTTTGCTTGTTTAGCAGTTACAATCATTTCTTCAATAACATCCTTTATAGATGAAATCATAACATCTTCAGTAATAAGATTACGTACGAATAACTGAGTTAGAAATTTAGCATAACCACGACGTTTATTTTTTTGTTTCATCCACAAAACTACCTTGTTATCAAATTCAGGATCCATGGTTTGAGGATATGTTAGAGTACTATTGATATCATACAGTTTTGTAAACATTTTTGCCTGTAGAGTTAAATCCTCTGTGATTTCAGGAAATGCTTCATTTAGCTTTACTGCACAATCTGCCAGAACACCAGCAAACATTGATTCGCTAATAGCTTTATCAAACAATAAGGTTGTTACTCTTAGACGAAACTCTTGATCACGTTTTTTAAGAAGTTCAATTGCCTCTTGAGAAAGTTGTTGAAGATTTGCACTACTTAGTTTGTTTAAAATAGCAAACATCTCAAAATAATCAGGGTCACCCTTATCTTTTAGTCTACTTACATAAGCTGTAAGCATACGTTCACGCCAATTATCTGCTATAGTTGGTTTTGGTCTATAAGAATTGTGTTTAGGAGGAGGACGAAATGGTTTATAAGCTACAGGTGTAATACGTAGCCTAGCAATCGTGTCCTGAACACTTTTGGGAATAGAGAGCTTTGCTCCAAAACGAACTGCGTACACTTGTGAAACTGTAAGGCTCATTTGTAATAATTACTACTATTTGGATTCTGTTAAAAACGAATCCGTTTCACATCTACATCAAAGTGTCATACTAATAGTATAAATGGGTTCAGAAATAGACACCACAAAACTCCAATATTCTTGGATTCTGTGGTATCATGATCCCGATACTAAAGACTATTCTCTCGAAAGTTATCTTAAGATTGCCGATATTGGAACACCCCAACAATTCTGGACAATTGTGGATTCTATCTCAAAAGAAGCTTGGGAATCAGGTATGTTCTTCTTTATGAGACGTGGATTCAAACCTTTGTGGGACGCGCCTGAAAACGAAGCAGGTGGAGCATGGTCAAAAAAAATTGAATCGTCATCAGCTTATACTACATTCATTGATTTAATGGTAAATTGTATAACAAATGAATTTCTAATTCATCGTAAAGAAACTCTTGTTGGCATTACCATTTCTCCTAAAGGGCCTGCTTCTATTATTAAAATTTGGAACACAACAACAACTGTATCTGAAAATAGCTATATTAATCCAAGTATGGCAGGATTTAAAATTGGAGATGATGTTACGTACACAGCGCATAAAGCAAGACCTAAGTAAATATAATGGACTTTCTAAAAAATAATACAATGTTGATAGTAAATTCTGTCTTTCAACATCATACACAAAAACAAAAAAGAGAAAGCATCCAATTTTTACATGGACTAACTGTTCTTATTTTGCTTTTTATATTTGTGTATTCTCCATCATGTAGTTATGTTAGAATAATAGTGTTTTGTACATACATTTCATTTATGCTTCTGTATTTTATCTTAGGTGATTGTTGGGTTTCACAAGTTGAAAATGAACTAACAAAAGAAAGTACTTCAGGTGTTCTAGATAATATTTTATCAATGCTTGGAATACCAAAAAATAAACATACACGACCAATGGTTACTGGATTATCATACTTATATGCTATTTTTCTAATGGCGTGTTTAATGTTTCGTGATTTATTTGGTGTTTATTAAATTTAAGTTTCAATCCAATCTTCATTTAGAATTTTCAATACTACCCATTTTACAAATGATACTATATAAAGACTCATTTTTATAAAAAACGTATTAGGTTTAGGATTTAATTTAACTAATTTTTCAATATATGAATGTGTAATTTTACTGTATTCTTTTGGACTTATTTCTGGTAGAGATAAATCTGAGTGAAATGTTTGATTTGATGAAACATATGATATTGCCATATTCACATCCAAAATTCGTTTCAATATACTTGGAACAAACCAATAGAAAAATTCCATCCATGATACAAAATTTGTGTATGATACTGTATTCCAAATTTTAGTGAGAGGATATGGTTTTTGAATTGATAATTCTTTGGTAGTCATATTGTATGTCAAACTATTCGCAGGAGCAGAATATTGTACAATTTGAATTCCATCCTGTTTTGTTTTTATTCTATCAATAATACCTTTACATATTGAATCTACAGGAACTGCGCTAAATTTCATATTTTCTGGAATCCATAGATCTGGAATTACACCTCTTTCTAAAGATTCTAAAATACTTAAATGCGCACCTCCGCGAATTGGTGGTAAATCATCTAGTGGAGCACCAACACAAGATAATCGAATAATATCAATATTTCCTTTTTGCTTATAAAGATATTGTTCTGCTAAATATTTGGTATAAGCATACTCACAAATAAAATCAGACTTTTGTAATCCAGATTCTATTTTGGTTGATTCATATGGTCCTGTAGTAGTTTTAGGATGAACGTAACAAGTAGAGATATAATAGAATTGTTTTTGTTTACAAAGTTTATATAAACGTTTTAGAGCAACAACATTTTCTGTTAAAAGAAGATGTATAGATGATGTGAATTTTACATTCGCTGCGCAATGTATAATTTCAGTACAATCTTCAATATCTTCTGATTTAATAGCATTCACATCTTTTTCTACAACTCGAACATTTTTCAAATTTGTTTGAATTACTAAGTCACGAAATAATGGATGATCTTTAATTTCACTTTGAAATCTATCTTTACCAGATAAACCATTCTTTTCACGAATACATATAACTATATTACGATTTGTAAGACTTAAGAAGTATCTTAGCAAATGTTTACCTACATATCCAGTAACTCCTGTGAGAAAGATACTCATTTATGTAATCTACTTATTTTGCGGTATAATTTCATTACGCAAAGTAAGAAGAAATGCGGTAGATATTTACAGATGGATTTAATTCATTTATCCATGTTTTGTATGGAAGTTTAAGTGCTATAAATCCACTCATAGCTCCATTTTTCATACTATATCAACTTGTATTTTTATCAGGATGGAATACAATCATTGATTTATTAGAATTTGGTATTGGGTATGAAACTTTAGCTCTTTTTATGAAGAACAGTTCATTAAACAAAGTTTAATATCACCCAAGTTAGCAATTACATATCGTATCATAAGAAACCAATCATTCTTCATATGAATCTCGAGATTGTTAGAAAGATTTGTACACTTGGTAAAAAGGACAAGAAGGGGAAGAGAGAAGTTTCCAGTGACAATCTCATCATTTGTTTTCTTCTGGATAATAAACTCATTCTCTGAATCACCCATTACAGTTGTACGAGATGCGAAATGACCTTTACATGAAAATGTTAAGGATGACCCAACATTCTTAATTTCTACCGTTTTTGCTCCTAATAAAGTCATATCTCTACAAATCTTTTGAAAATCAAGTGAAGGCATAGTAATATTTGTTGAAAATTCAGTTTCAGGAAGTTGAATATCAGGTTCATCACGATCCAATAAATTTAACTTGTATTTTGTTACTTGTTTCTTCTCACCATCTTCAAGCAAAATACCAAGTGAATTTGAATCTGCCGAATCAACATAAAATGTGATTGTATCATCATTTGTAGCTGTTCGAACAATTCTATACAAATGATCAGTATTAACTCCAATTACAAATTTAGAACTTGTATGATTATACTCATATTTTTCAAACTTGTCTGCATATAACCTAAAATGAACTAGAACAGTTCGAGTATTATCCATAGCTACCATACGAATCCCATCTTTATCAAAAATGAGACTCATTTCAACCAAAATACATTTAATAGCCTCTTTTAAAGTTCGAATTGCACCAGTTTGAACTGTTTTGGCTTCCACAATATATTCGGGCATTTATGTTTTTAATTTTCATGCGTTTAAAACCTTTGTTTCATAGTTGTATGTTTCTTCTTTGAAACAATACGACCAGCTTTATTATACATTAAGTCGTCTTTTGTAAGACCACCTACTGTTTTTTCTGCACCACCATGCATGACTTTCGCACGAGATCCAATACGTTGCGTTTTCTTATTTGGCATTTACTTTATTTTATACACTTCTCTTTTTATTTCTATAGTATAAATTCCAATTACTTTACTTGATTCAACAACTCTTCTAACATTATCACTATATCCATCAACTTGTCTACATATACAAGGGTATAGTCCATACCAATTACTAATTGGCATTAATTTAGACCAAGATATATCAGCATTATTGTTAGCACTATCAAAATTAAATCCTATGTCAGCTTTTAAATTATTAACTGCATTTTCTCTATTTTCCAAAAGTGTATCATAAAATTCACTATTTACTAAATACCCACCTGCATTACATGATTCAAATATTCTTGGAAAATCATATTTTAGATAAGCACCAATTATCATAATAACATCCCATTTAGGTAATTCTACTAATTCTTCTAATTGTTTATATCCTTCTTCAAAATCTTCAGTCCATTCTAAATCATCTTCTAAAATAAGAACATTCTTCCATCCTTCTTTTTTTGCTATACGTAAAACTTCTGTATGACTTTGTAAACATCCTAAACGTCCCTTTTTATTATATATTGCTGGAAAGCGAACTACTTTATCCAAAGGTATTTGTCCTTTTTCAAAAAACTTCGACATGATTTCACGTCGATCTTTACGATGATCTAAATTAATATAAATTATTTTATCTATAAATTCCCACATACTTATTTATATAACTCACAATTGAAATCATATTTATGAACTCAATTGTGTCCTTTTGGATCTTTTATTTTTTAATTAAGTAAGTATGATTATTACCAAACTAAGATGCTTAGTTGGAGTACGCAAGACCTCCCATACCTGACATCACACGGAGAACATTGTAGTTCAAGGCATACACGCGAACCTGAGCAGTGTTGGTACTAGCTACAGTGTTAACAGAAACTGTGAGCTGAAGAGTAGCCTTGTCGATACGGGAGAAGTTGCAAGTACCAGAAGGCTGGTGTTCCTCAGGTCGGAGAGCAAAGCTATAGCAGTTGATACCCGTAGAAGGGCAGTTGCTGTGGTGCTGGTAAGGCTGCACACGATCGAAGTAAGATCCTTCACGTTCCGTGAATCGATCCTGTCCGTTCAACTGAAGTTTAGCAACTTCAACAGGGTTTTTACCTTCGCAACGAATATCGGCATCGAGAAGAAGCTTGGCGAGCATAAAATTACCACTACTACTTGCCGAACTAACATCGTCACTAGTATCTTGAGTAAATGCGCTCAACATAGAAACAGACTGATCCCATTGATCAGAGTAGTTGAAGGGCTGTTGTCCTTTGAAGGCTGCTGCCGTACCACTAGTAGCACAATCAACAAAAGAATCACGCTGAACAACCCAGAAGATTTCCTTTACAGGGTGGTTAAAGTTCAACTGGATCTTGTTGCTAGAGCTCGTAATACTCTCCGCACCAGTGTATTGAACCTGTTCAATCAAATACTCGTGGCTCTGCTGGGCGAAACGACGACGTTCCTCAGTGTCTAGGTAGCAGTAGTCAACATAGAGAGACGCAGCTGCTAGGGAACCAACACCGATAGTACTAGGGCTAGAATTATATATACAGTTAGCTTGAGTATCAAAGTCTACATTGATACGAACTTCATGGTATTGAAGGGCAATCAAAGGAATGGCAACACCAGGATTGCGGCAAAACCAGAACTGGAGAGGAATGTACAATGTTTTTGCAGGAGTTCCATCAAATGCAACACAAGAACTAGTTTCTTCACTACTAGAGCAAGCTTGAGGAAGTGTTGAACCACTACCAGTTTTTACCAAAGTCATATCTGCTCCATGACCAAGCATTGATTGAAGTGCACGTCTTGATCCTGCTTGAGTAGCAAGCTGGGTCCAGATTTGCATCCAGTCACCATACTGACGATCAATGCGTTGACCACCAATCTCAACTTCAACCTGTTTGATGAGACGGTGTCCAAGGTAGTGGACCCATCTGAATTCCTCGTTTGACTCATTAGGAACAGCAACAGCGGGGACAACAGCCTGGACGTACGTCTTGTACATCATATCGGCATTACGATTAATAATCGCCGTAACACGCTTATTGAAATCAGCCTGACCGTTGAAAGTCACTTCAATAGACTCCACAGCGAAGTTCGTGTGACGCTTGTAAAGAATCTTCCAGAACGTAATCTGAGGATTACCGGAAATATAAACGTCTTGAGCGCCGTAGCTTACAAGTTGCATTAAACCACCACCCATTTTGTTGTTATGATACACAGCAAGAAAAAAATCTTCTGAGATAAATTTACGCTCGACCTCGCAACAATTGTTTAGATAGTTATAAATGGAATTCTGGTTTTTTCCAACATCAAATCTATTAATAAACACATTTTTGCGTTCATTAGTAGTTATTGCTATAATGATTCTTGGATTTAAAACATCATGGTATTCTGCTTATTGGGGAGCTGTTATACATGATACTATTTCATTGGTATTAATTTACAAACTTATCTAATTATTGTCCACTAGATCCAAAACCTCCTGCTCCTCTAGTATCCGGTGGTTCAGGAAGATCATCTGGTGAATCCACTATATGAATAAATGACCAAGGAAGCCAATTATGTTGAACAATTTGAAAAAGTCGTCGAGATTCTTCTACGCGAATTTCTACTGGATCTAAAGAATCAACTCTAGCAATAAGTTCACCTCTATATCCAGCATCAGCTAATCCAATTTGATTTGACATACGTAAAGGTGTTAAGGAAGTAGATGATCGGGCTAAAAGAAGATAGGGGGCCGGTTGTCCATCTTCTTTAACAGCAGCACAAATTACACCAAGTTTCATTTCAACACCATATCTATTATTTGAAAAATCAAGAAGCATTTCAGGAGAAAGTAAATCATATCCCGAATCTGTCCAACGACGATTTCGAAGATGATCACGAAATTTCTGACGAAGATTAGGATCTATTACATGTACATATAAACTCATATTATGAATATTAAACTTTATCCATGTAAGTCTTTACAGGTAAAAATGTTAAGGCCACGAATATTGTAGCTACAAATTGCGATATAACATTATACATAAATTCTTCATTAGGAACACGACCAATCATCCACGCAGCTAAACTTCCAATAGGTGTAAAATATCCAGTTGTAATACCTTTTGCTATACTAAACATGGCAAAATATATAAGCGCCATAATAGTTGGATCTGCTTCGGTAAGAAGTTTTGCATAAATAATTGTTGTAACGCCAAGAAACTCGATGAAATATTTATTCCACATCATTTATAGATGGCGTAGACAAACTGCTACGTATTTTTCTGCTCCACCTACATCCAATTGCTTACTTTCATGTTGTTCAATTTTTTTACTATACGGAGCGTCTGTTCCATCTTTACAATAAGAACATAGAGCTGTTAATTTTATTACTGAAGTTGCCATTGGAATTACATCTAAAATCTCACCAAACTTTCTTTGTTTCGCACATCCATCTAATCCAACTACTAAAATATGTTTTTTAAAATCTACTAATAAATGTTTACAAAACTCTTCTAATCCTAAGAAGAATTGTGCTTCTTCAATAACAAAACAATCATAATTTATGCTAGTATGTTTGTACAATGGTTTTTCAATATTCCATAATTCACATGAAATAACTTCTTTATTATGTGTTACAAGTTTATTTTCATTTGAATATCTATCATCTATATTTGGCTTTATAACTAAAACTCTCTTTCCAATAGCTCTTTGACGACGTACATAAGAAAGAGCATATGTTGACTTACCTGAAAACATTGGTCCCATAACAACTTCAAGTGACATTTTACTTAAGATTAAGTCTAATAAATATTTTTAAATAGAATCCGTTTTACTATTTCAATAATCACATGGATATATTCATATTATTATCTGATTCTAGGTTTTTGAAAAATATAAGATATACCACTATTCGTTTGAGGAGTTTTCTTTACAATATCACTATCTGTTGCTTTTGAAACAGGATTAGGTAACTTACTTGATTTAAACCCAAATCTATCACTTGTTTTTTGTATCGAGATTTCTTTATTATTAGACGAATCTACTTTTTTAATACTACTTGATTTATTAGAATATTCTACTCCTTTATCGTTAAAAGCGATAGTATAATCTTTAAAAGTATTTTCAATATCACTATAGCTTGGAAGTTGATTACACATATTAGGTTTAATTATATACCAGTTGTCGCGTCTTTGTAATTTTTTCCAAGCAACGTCTATAGCATATTTACGTGGGATATATGTTTTAGTTAATTCATATACTGCATCTTTAAAACATTGTAACAATGTATGGTAATATGATTTATTAACTATGTATGCTAACGCACATTGACATTCTATTAGCTTAAAACTATCTTTATATGATTTAATATAAGTCCCTCCAAGTACAATAACATCATATTTGGATTTTATTATTTTTTTCAAATTATTATATCCAGTTATAAAGTTAGATGACCATTTAAGATCATCTTCCATTATAAACACATTATCCCAATTTTCAGCAATAGCTAATTCTAGAACAGCAATATGACTTAATCCACAACCAATCGCCCCATGATCATGACTTATTGCGCTAAATCTAACAATTTTATTATCATCTATACATTGTGATAATTCTAACTTAATATGTTCTCTACGATCTATTCTATGATCTAAATTAATGTAAACAGCTTTGTTTACAAAATCAAACATATTTTCTTCACTATGTGTTGACATTATATTTGCAATATCATCGCTACTGTAATTGCTAATAGTTCCAGGTATATAATAATTTTGTAATATTATGTTATTTTCAAGATAAAAAGTTATATCTCGGAACTGATTAACACCTCCATATTTGATAACATTTGGTATAAAAAGTTGTTTAAAATAAAGAAAAAATGTAAAGGTATCTGACTGTGTGTCTCGAATATAATTTAACAACAAATCCCATGATAAATTTAGTTGAAGAATTGTATCAATTCCAAGATTTAAAATATATCGTGCTAGTCGTTTACTAATTATTATAGCATATGTACCGTATATTAGATGTGGGTGTTTTAATATGTTAATAAAAATAGTGTTAGATTTCTCTGGATAAATATCATGTTTAGAAGTATGACACCCTAAGTATACCAAATCTTTATCTTTAAGTAATTCTTCATTTATAAACAGATTATCATTATAATTCTGTATGGTATATACATCATCTTCAAGAATCAATGCATGTTCGTTTTCACTTTCAACAAATTCACTCAACAATAAAAATACACTTTGTATTAATCCTAATGATGAGTTAGTAATATGTTGACGACTAAAATTGTATCTTCGTTTATATGATTCGTCTATTATTGAACTATTAAATTTAATAGATTCAGAATCGTTTTTGATATCCATATATTCAAAATATTTTTTCATTAAATCACTGGTTTCTAAGTTAGTTGAACCATCAATTGCCTCTATAAATTTATAATTTATATTAGATTGATATACCATTTGATATTCCATATATTTACGATGTTTAGTAGATTTAGCCATATTGATAATATATGTTTGAGGCAATTCATACTTACATTTTGGTAATCCCAATATATATTCAAGTGTCGTTTTATGAATATATTCACTTTCTGTATTAAAATAAGATGTATTATATTTTAATGAATTAGTTTTATTATAAACATACATAACATCATTTATAGCAAAATATTTTCCTTTTGAAAATTCTAATGCCGAATAATATTCTGCTATATCTGTACACACTTTTAACCATTCATTATTTATTGTTAGATATTCTTTTGGAATAGATTTAAAAAATACACCATATCCAGTTTTTAAGTGACATATTAACCACGTGGATTGATCTCTAAATTTCTTATTATCAACAATATCTTCCGAGTATGTTGAAAAGTTATTTTCCTCAAATTTATCATTTTCCCACATGTAAAAGTTTGAGGATACCATATCTACAGTTTGATCAGAATATATATCTGTAAGCCTATCTAAAACACTCCTATCGGATAACCAATCATCTCCATCTAAAATACATACTATTTCAAAGTCATCTACTAATTTATACGCATTATATTTTGAATACATCTGATACATACGTGTATCATTTTTTATATATGTGAACTTTGATTGGACATCATATTTGTTAATAATATCAAAAAATAATTCTTCTGTATTATCAGTTGAACAATCATTTATATAAATAACTCGCCAGTCTTTGTATGTTTGATTAATAATACTTTTTAAATTTCTCTCAATAATTGCTGAGTTATTATATGACGCAATAACAAAACAAAACTGACTATCTACCATTATCTTTATTTAATAATATTTCATTCAAACACCATACGCGGAACAATATGCATTGCCTCTAATTCTTGACTCCACAACTTCACTGCATATGGAATAGTTTTCATCTCAAATTGTGTTTGAACACCACATGTTCCGCAACTATAAATATTCTCTAATTGATTTACTACAGCTAAAGTTCCACACCCTTTACAAAATCCTGTTGTGAAAGGATCGCTAACATCCATCAATCTTTCCTTTGTAAACATAGATGCGCCATGACTTAGCATACAATCACGTTCCATCTCTCCAACTCGAAGACCACCATCTCTTGATCTACCTTCGCAAGGTTGACGTGTTAAGCTAACAATAGGTCCTCTAGCTCTTGAATGCTTTTTGTCAATGACCATGTGCTTTAGGCGTTGATAGAATGTAGGTCCCATAAATATTTCAGCTTCCATCATTTCACCAGTTTGACCATTGTATAAAATCTCATTGCCATATGGATGCATTCCAAGCTCCAAGAGCTGTTCACGAATATTTTCAACAGGTAAGTGAGAATATGGAGTTCCATCACCCAATGAACCTTTTTCAGTACAGATTTTTCCATACATTGTTTCCATTAGTTGTGCAATTGTCATGCGCGAAGGTACTGCGTGAGGATTCATTATGAGATCAGGTCTCAGTCCGGAAGCACTAAATGGCATATCTTCTTCGTTCAACATAATTCCACATGTTCCCTTCTGTCCGTGACGTGAACTAAATTTATCACCAATCTCAGGAACACGTTCAGAAACAACTCTTACTTTTACAAATGGGTATCCATCTGAATTTCTGTCTTGCCATACACCATCTACACGACACGTTTCAGAGTTCTTGTGAGTTGTACTGGAATCACGATACTGATATCCATTTGCATCATTCTTTATAGAAGTTACTTTTCCAATAACAACATCATTTTCATGAATAATTGAATTCAGAATTGGAACACCGTTATCTCCTACTGCGTGATACGATGATGTCTTAAATCCTCTTGTATTTTCTCGTCTTGCCTTTGTAAATTTTTCTTCTTTTCCAGATGCGATATTACGATGTTCTTCGTCTTTATAAATTGTATAATATAGAGTCCTAAATAAGCCACGATTAATTGCGCCACGATTTAAAATGACTGAATCTTCCTGATTATATCCACCATAACAACCAATAGCTACCATAATATTATCTCCGGATGGCATATCATGTGTATTTAGTGTATGCATCATACGTGTCTCTACAAATGGACGCATTGGACTACACAAAATATAACCATTCTTATCTAAACGTTTCGCATAATTACGTGCGAAGATACCCATAGCTTGTTTTCCCATAGCAGATTGATAAGTGTTACGTGGAGACTGATTGTGATCAGAAAAGGGAATACTCGATGCCATATGTCCCAAAATTAGAGTTGGATGTACTTCACAATGTGTATGTTTTAATGTAAGTTCATGTGCGAACATTGCTGCTCGAATGACTTCAGTTTCACATGGATCAATATATTCTAAATTTGTACGAATCCAATCATTCCATTCAATATTATTTCCAGTAGGAGCTTTTACAATTTCACCATTTTCAACTCGAAACAAAGGTCTTACAAATCGTCCACTATCTGTTTCAATATTAATAATAGAATCACGAATGTTCCACGATATACCAGTATGAGGATGTAATGAGAAATTACGTTTAGCTTTACGCAAATATTCATGAACTTCAGTAGGTTTTTCAGTATATGCGATAATTACACCATTTACAACAATCATAGTTCCATTATACTTTGTTTGGATTGTATCAACCCATTGAAGATTAGAATTATTTTCAAGAACAGACAATACTACACTCGCAGGTGTATGTTGAGTAATGGAAGTTAACATAGACATAGATTTCACAATACCAACCGAATGACCTTCTGGAGTTTCTACAGGACATACATATCCCCAAGACGTTCCGTGTAATTTACGAGGCGCTAATAACTTTCCAGATTTCTCAACTGGTGTTTGAATTCTTCTTAAATGGCTGAGTGTAGCAGAATAGGATAGTCTATTTAATACTTGTGAAACACCTACCTTTGTCGCATTAGACATTGAAGCTGCGCTTGATGTTCCTAATCCTTGAACTGTAAAGTTACCTGTAGCCAAAGCTTGTTTTAATTTACCTTCAATTGTTGAAACTTTTAAAATTTTATATAAATTGTTTACGTTCAAAATTTCTAGTGGACGAGGTGTATCCCCCTTTTTCCAAGTATCATTGTTTACTTCATGAACAAACTTTGAACGAATATCTTTACATACTTTTTGAAAGAGTTGACGAAACAAGTGTGTTAAAAGAGCACCTGTTGTAACAACTCGCTTATTTGGATATGCATCACGATCATCTATACCAATCACTCCTTCAGAGGCAAGAATAAGACGACGAACCATCCATGATGTAAGAAGCATTTTACGGGCATTCAAAATTTCAATAGATGATGTATCTCCTCCAAACTTTACATGTGGCAAGTACTCAGTTTCCAATAAACTACGTACATACCCATGCTTATCTTCAGATGTAGTTCCATATTGAAGATGATGAGTTAAATATGTAATCGCATCTTCTTTTGTATACACTTTTACATCAGCACATTCTTTAAAAGATGCTCCTAATAGTTCAATATATTCACCAGTAGGACAAATTAGCCTTGCGATTTCTTCATCAGATTCTAATCCAAATGCCCGATACATAACTCCTAAAGGAATATCTTCTCTAAAACGTGGAATACACATTGTGAGTGGATATCCCATTCCATTGAATTTTGAAGACACACGAACTTCTAGTTTTTTAGGAGGCGTTGTAAATGATTCATGAAGCGATTTCATTTCTGCTGAAAATCCATACTTGGCAGATGTCTTTTTATTATAGAAAATCATAATTCGATTATCAGCCACTTTTTCTTGACATAAAATTGTTCTTTCAGAACCATGAATGAGAAAGTATCCAAATGGATCGTATGGACACTCACCAATCTCCTCTTTTGATAAAGGATAGTCATTCATGATACATAAGGAAGATCCAAGCATAACTGGAATCTTACCTAAAGAAACGCCTTCAAATACTTTAATTTGTTCATCAAATTCAGAAAGTGTTTCTCCCTTGTAAGACCGAGCTGTAAAACGTACATCACAGAACATTTGCGCTGCGTATGTAAAGTTTCGAACACGAGCTTCTTGAGGAAACATGGGTTTAATACGTCCAGTAGCTTCCTGAATACGAGGTTTCATATATGTAATATTTTCAAATCCTAGTCGTAGTTCATATTTATATTTCTTTAATTTTTCATCTTGTTCATGCCATACAACGATAGGAGCGGTGGACGCAACAATTAGAGGGATCTTATTTCGCATAAAATCTTCAAAAGATTCAATTTGGTGCTCAACAAGCTTAGGAATTCCCTGACTTTGAAAATAAGTTTTAATTGTTTCCCACTCCATAGTAGTTTTCTAAGACACATTCGTCGTAAATCTATTATTCGTTTTCAATAATAGATGGAGACGAAAGTTGTAAAAATCCACAAGATGGATGAAGAAAAAATGCCTGTAAAAGAAGTAGAAGATCCTAAGTTAGAAGGAGGTAAGAAACGAAAGAAATCCTTAAAAACTTTTCCAAGAGGAATTTTGAAAACTGCGAAGGTAAAAATTAAGCCAGTATCAGACCCTGCTAAACATCCTCCTCTAAAGAAATTTATGAAAAAACACACGATTCGTCTTTTAACAGATTCGGGTGTTCAACATCGTAGAAAAACAATTAAACATAAAATTGATAAGATGCCAGATTCTAAAGTAAAAGAATTAGTAGTAAAAGCTGGTTTATCAAAAGGAAATGGACCTCCTTCTTTACTTCGTCAAATTCTAGAAGGCGGAATGTTATCAGGATTTGTTTCTTCTTTTTAAACAACGAGAATGACTAAAATATGGGGTCCAATGGGTTGGATGACTCTTCATTCAATATCAATATGTTATCCTGATGAACCTACACAATCTGATAAACAGATTTTAGAAGAGTTCATGAATGCGTTTACATCAACAATAAGTTGTCCTTCATGTCAACAACATTTTTCAACAATGTTTTCAGGATATAAGCAAAGTGTTCCTACATGGAAGAATAGCAAAAGGGATCTGTTTCTTGCTATATGTCGAATGCATAATACCGTAAACAAACGCTTAAATAAACCAACTCCAAAAACAGTAGAAGAATGTTTAATGTTCATAAAAAATGCGACAAGTTATACATCTTTGTTTGATTTTCGTAAGAATTATATTGAATATCTACAGAAAGAATGGAGAAGAGAATTTGGTTATAATCTACATAATGTTCAAAAAATGAAAAAGATTAATGAAGAATATTGGAATTCTAAAGAAACTTCTATTTCTTCTATAACATTTCATGAAGAAGATGTACTAACATATCCAACACAACACAAAATAGTACCTATAAGGTTTAAAATGACTGGGTTTGGGTTTCAACCGAGAAAGGTGTAACACTTGTTAACTCATATTCTGGATTCCACGGTAAAGAAATATAAGGTTTCATTTCCCAATCGTGTCGTTTCATCCATGGATTACGTGTTTCTGAATGAAGTTCGTCTGGATATAAAATACGTCTCTTTGAAGTTCTTAAAGAAGTATGTGGCATAATAAATTGTAATTGCCGACTTACATTAAAGTTTAATTTCTTTTTATCAAGTTTTGTATATTCTTTATACTGAACAATATCTGAAACAAGTGGTGCGTCTCCATAAGGGTATACCCAATACCAATTTATTGGTTCACCGGTCTTAAAATATTGCCAAGTCCAATGAAATGTTTTCCAATATGCTTCCACAACTGGTTTCATATCGGAAACTCCTTCTAAAATATGTAATTTATATTTGTGAGAAAATAAGGAATGATCTTTACCTAATATAGATTTCTCTTCTGGTCTTTTACGTAACATAATTCTCTCTTTATATACTTCCATCTCTTTCTTAGCTGCAAATGTAAGAAATGTATTACGTCCTTCAGGAATTGTAAGATCTGGTTTACCTGATTCTTCATATGTATGAAGTGCTCTATCATATCCATCTTCGCGTAAAGAAAACATTCCTAAACTTGGCATAAAATCATTTCCAAAACATAATATAGTTAAAGCCATATATTGCTCAATATTCATAGGCAGTTCACGTAAAAGTTTCCATATAGAAAGCGTTGCAAATTCTGCGTGTTTTAGTTTAGGATCATTGAATTCTGCACTTTCTCTCAATAACCACATTCCGTAAGGATTTGAAAGTGAATGGTGTTGAAGCGCAATTAAAATTAGATCTGCGTCTAATCCATATACACAAATACTTCTTCGTTGCGTTTCTGAAAGTTTACGAAGTTCATGAATAAGTTTATGTTCACCTTCTCCTGGAATTCCAGTTCCACTTATGATAGCTAAAGGAAATCTGGATTTTAAAGAAACTTCTAATTCACGCATATAAGGTGTATCCGGAGAAATTTGGTTACGATCAAAGATTCCTGTACCTTCTTCCTTAATACGCATACGACGATATCTTTGTTGAACAATTTTTGCATATGGAACTAGCCCATCCATAGCAACAATAAGTTGTTTAGTTCGACATACTGTTTTAGTAATGTAGTCGAGTGCTTCTAATACAGAATGAATTGGATCTTCATCTTTTAAATAACGATGAATGAGACAATTAAAGTCTATTACAAATACATCAACTTCCATTGGAACATTTTTCTTAATAGCTTCAATAATACCTTTATGACTCTTTGATAAACTTGCAAAATAGAAAGGTATACCCATTCTATGTGTTACAACAATTGAGTGAAAACTCTTGGTATGAGACAAATGTATTGGATAGCTATAGTTCTGTTTTTAATAGGAATTTTAGCATATGGATATTCAATTTCTAATCAGGTAAAGGTATCTTCTAGCGAAGGATGTAATTCTTGTCCTAAAAACAATGGTAATGTGTCCATGTAGTCCAGATGTTGGTGATTGTCCAAGATGTAAACGTTCAAATCAAGTATTACAAGAAAGTACTTTAAGGAAACATCCTAAAAAGTATACATTAAAAACTCGTCGTCGGACTCAATTTCTCCAAAAGAATATTCGAAGAAAAACCTCCCGTAGAAAGTAAAATGCTCTGGTTGAAATTTTTGGTTTCTGCACTTGTATTCGTTCTATTTGTCCCAGGTGTTCTTGTAACTCTTCCTCCTGGAGGATCCAAGTGGATGGTCTTGGCTGTTCATGGTGCTTTGTTTGCAGTACTACATCACTTCGTTCTTAGCGCAATCTTTCGTGCCATCAAAGCTCTATAAAAACTTCAAACATCAAGTATAAATGGACCTAGTTAGTTCGGTATTATCTGCTCTTCTGTTTGCTGCTTTCGTACCAGGCGTTCTTATAAGACTCCCTCAACATGGAACTCGTGGAACTGTTCTTGTAGTCCACGCGATCCTTTTCTCAGTTATAACTACTTTTGTTATGCACTTTTATTGGCGCACTATCAAAGGTTATCTTGAAAAATTTAGTAATTATGGAGCAACCTGTCCAAATGGATATGTTCCTGGAACGAATCAAGGAGGACAACCCGATTGTATTCCTACCGGATATCCTACATTCGACCCTCAAACTGGCATGAAACCTAATTCTCCTGCTACTAAATAAATGTGGGTTAACATTCTTCTAAAAGCAATTATATTTATGCTTCTTGTTCCAGGAGTTCACTTAAGTATTCCTCCTGGAGCATCTTTAAAAGAGCAAGCACTCATTCATGGTGTTGTTTTTTCAGTTGTAAACTACTTTGTGTATAAATATGTTCGTCCTATGCTAGAACGTTTTGATAATCCAGATAGTAAGGTAGATCAACCTTGCCCTCCCAATTCAGTAAAATGTCCTTCAGGAGATTGTCGTATTTTTAGCGATAAATACGGATTGTGTGACTAAAAGAAAATTAGTATTAACACAAACTATTCGTTTCAATGAATTATCAAGTAATTTTACAGTCACTTGATAGTATATTACGTTGCAATGATCTTGGAGTAGATGCAGTAAATAAAATTTTAGTAGAATTTATGACAAAAACTGTAGAACGTAATTTACTAACTGTTAGTGAGGCTAATACATTGTTAAGACACTACGGATGTCAAATTAATCACATGGATCTCGACGATTGTTTGTATAAAGAATAAGTAAGATACTGTTTTTTAGCTTCATTCAGATGTTCTTGTGTTTTTTGTAAATGATGAATAGCTTCATCAATTGATTTCTCAGTTAAAATACCACCATAAGCGCGACTCAAAAGATGATCTATATTTTTTAGCTCACTTTTTGCGTAGGATAATATCGTTCCGTAAAAAATTTTCTTCATGGACTATAGTTAGATTATATTTTAATGTAAACGCATCTCGCTATTAAAGTAGTATGGATCAAAATTCAGAAATCGCATGTATAACTTTTATATGTTTGTTCTTAATATGTCTTGTGTGTATTGTATGTTCTGTATTTAGACAATCTAAAACAAAAAATCTTCAACTAGAAGAAGTTCTTATTGATTAAAGTTATACACTTCGAATAAATTCCCATTTTAAGTAATCACAAATCTTTTTCCAAATTTGATCATGCGCAATTAATCTGTCTCTTGATTTTAGCAAAGGGAAATAGATTTTGTAGTCATCTAACTCAAGAAGCTCAAAGAATTTGTAGAGTATGTACGAATAAGATAGAAAATTAGTGCGATCGTTAGGACAATATAGTAAAAAAGGTGCTTGTATTTCCTGAAACATGGCTCTGATTTTTTCTTCAATTTCTGGTGTAATTGTTGGTGGTGGGTTTCCATTAAGTCGTGATAAGATATGGGTGGCATGTTCGTAATATTTAGACCTATTTAATTTCTTTAAAATTTCTCGCATAGCAACTTCAGTTAATTCTGCTACATTTTGAATACGTCGTTTCTTAATTTCCAAAACAACTTCATTCATAACTTCATCAGGAATAATTGTACTTTCTTTTGCTTGGAATTGATTTAGAATTTCATTTAAGTGATTGATTTTTTTATAAGCATAATTATTGCGTTCCTTAGGAGGATCACGAAAAGATGGAAAGTCTGAAACAACTAACATGTATTCTTCTGAACCACATTTTGGACAAACTAGAATACCTTCTTCAGATAATTCTTCCCTAGCAATATTACAAGTATTACAATGTTCTGTAGTACAAGTTTTTTCTACTATTTCAATACCTGTATTTAATTTCATACGAGTCGTAAATTCTTCATATAAATCTTTTTTTGATATAGATGTACTATCTTGTGTTCCTTGAGTAAGATACTTTACAAATGTATTTTGATCAGCAGGTGTTGTAGAAACCATTTGAACTTTATCGGAACTACCATAATACTTTAACATAATATCAGCATTCTTGATATAATATTCTTTTAAAGGATCTACTTGTTCTAACCGTTTTTGAATAGTTCTTAATTCATCTTGAAGTTTTGTAGCTTTATACAAATCTTCTAAATCATCTAATTCCTGTATAATTTCAACTTTTCTATTTAAAAGAGTTTGAATGTCAAGATCTTTCATTTCACAAATAATATTTTGATGAATAGAATCCAACGTTCCAGATATATTTTCAGACAATTTTGTTTTCGTATACGTATCCTTTGAACGCTTTATACGAAAAATATTGTCCATTTTAATAACTTCATTTTTTACCTGAAAATATAAAATACAAAAATCCTAATCCGGCCAAAATTGTTGGAATTATAGAAACAACTGTCTCTCTATTTGAAAAAGATTCCTTTGTATTTTGAGCCGCTAAACAGATCTCTGGTGGAGCAATATTACAACTACTTCCAGTAATATCAGGATCTAGACTTCCTGTAACAAATCTCGCATCAACACCAGCTGCTGTAGTAGAAACAGGACATGCTACACATAAACATTGAGGATTCGCGTCTGCTGATAAAGATGAAAAAAGATGTAGAGGATTTAAACCTTCAATATCATCTGCGACACCTGGAATTAAACCATTAAAATCAGCACCTAATTCTGAAATAGCAGGAGGAAGAGCTGCTGCTCCTGAAGACATATTGTTGATGTAATTATATCTTGATTGTAATGATCCATCTGGCGCAGTACACATACCACCAGTGTTTACAAAGTATTGGTTTCCAAGTGGAGGATTTCCTGTAATAAGAGCTTCTACATAATATGCTACAGCTTCAGCATTTGTAATAAGTTGTCCAAGACTTCCATTTGATCCAACACCTAAAGAAGTTGGACCTGTTATAGAATCTGCGTAACTATAACTAGGACCTAAAAGTTCTGTTTCTACTTTATCTACTGCTCCTTCAGCATTATTTTGAGCACTTTCTATGTCCTTCCATAAGGAATTTGACCCTAGGTCTGCCATTATTATCTACTCTTGATGTTTTTTGATATACTCAATTACTTGCCTTTGATATGCTTTGTTTGTAAATACACATGGTCTTTGAATAAGCATACTTTTTATAACATTTTCTAGTTTATAACTGAACTTTAAACACACATATATAAGGGCAAGAAATGCGCTTCGATTAATACCACATTGACAATGTACATAAATAACATTACATTCTGGATCTGCGAGAAATGAATTCATTGATTCTCTAAATTCCGGATACCATTTTGTAATATCTTCTTTAGCAGAATCAAGTGCGCCAATATATGTATATTTGTGAGGATATTCATTCTTAAACCAATTTGGACTATCTATATCATGAGCACAATTTACAACATGTGTAATTCTATATTTTGCAAATACAAGTGGATCTACTCCTAAAGCAGAACCAACCATAATTCTTGGATGTACTATTGTAGGATAATCGTATTGCCATCCTCTTGAATTTCTACGATATTGATTACATATTTCATCCATATTACCTTATCAGAATAGTTGTATGAAAAACGTATTCGTTTTACGTAAATTATATAATGGTAACAACATGGAGTATAAGGCATATCATAACACCAGCCTTCATTACGCTGAAATTTACAAACGAAATAAATTGATGGCTTCATCAAGAAATAGAATTGGTAGTAGATCTAGGGGGTGTGGATGGTCAGATCAAACATTACACGCAGAACGCGCAGTTGTGAAACGTTTTGGAGATGTGTCACAACTTCACGGATGTATTTTAATTGTTATGCGAATTAACAAACAGGGTGAAATTTTAGGATCTGAACCATGTGATGATTGTAAGAAGTTTCTAGGAAAATGTATGAAAGAATATGGACTTCTAAAAGTTATTTATTCTTAATCAAAATAACGATCCAAATAATGTCCCAACAACGTAAGCAAATGCTACTGCTACAGCAGCCAAAATAGCCGCACCAGTATATGATGGAACTCCTCCGGATGTATACGTATTAGGAATATATTGAAGAATGAGAGAGCGAGGAGTACTTAAAGAAATAATCATGGCTGCGGCAAAAAACCCAAAATAGACCATAGCATTTTTTACTGCGTAACGAACTGTGCTAAATGTTTGGTTATGATTGGTTAATGTCATAGCTGGTTTTTGTGGAGATGTATTTTGAGGAGAAATAAAAGGATCTACACCTCCGGTCACAATTGGAGCAAATGTTGTTCCTTGTGGAAGTTGAGGATTTTGAACTGGACCTCCACCAAGTAGATCGCTTAAATCAGTTGCACCATCTGCCATTTATTATGAGTGGAGGATTTCACATTTGGCATCCTCCGCATGATACTGGTAGCATTTTTTATCTATTTCAACTGTTTTACCCTCTATTTCATTCACTGGAAGAGCTAATGTAGATCTTTGCTGAAAAGGTTTATGAAATAAAAGGATTGCGATACCTAATCCAACAATAAATGATAAAAGAGGTAGTGTCTCTTTAGAGATTGGATTCATTTGTGTTGAGATGCGATGAAATTAAGAGAACTTGATTTTTTACTACAAGGAACTTCTTTTGTATCAAATTTTACACACCCTGAACCTGTATGAATTGATGAAGTATCATGAGGCGTAGGTAAATGTGGTACATTACGCAATGGAGGTGTAAATACAACTGAAATAAGAAGTCCAACTAAGAACCCTACAAATAGCCAAAATATAGAGAACATACTATTATTTAAAGAAAATTAAAGAAGTTTATAACCATTCGTCTTAAATAACGTATTTTCTATTTTATAAATCGCATCTTGAATTGTTGTTGGATTATTAAACCATACATTTGTCGAATATATACCACGTAATTGTTTTACATCTATACCAGATAGTCCATTATTTTGTGTCCATTGATAACCATCTGTAGATGTAAAGATAGGGTATGAACCACTAACGCCACTACCACCAACAGCTATCCATAAAGAACCAGTCCATGCAATGCTATAAGCTATTGTAAATGTAGATGGAATTTGTTGATTATTTGCACTCCAATTTATTCCACCATCTGTAGAAGTTATAATTAATGCCGGTTGACCAAAAACAAATCCAGTAATCACAAGTTGGGAACCATTCCATCCACTAGAAGTTATAAGACTCCCGTTAGCTATTGTTACTCCGCTCGTAGCATATGACCAAGTTATTCCATCTGGTGATGTAATTATATTTTTCATAACATAAGTTTCGGCTCCAGGAGGATATATAAAACCAGCAGCTACCCATAAAGAACCGGTCCATATAATTTCAAAAATTGAAGTTGTTACATCAGGTAAACCAGTACTAAGATTTGCCCAAGTTATTCCATCTGAAGATGTAATTAATCCTATTAGATTACCAGTATCTCCATATCCGCCAATCATCCATTGATTAGTTCCATTTGTTACAATACATTGTGCCCTAAAATTAGAACTACCTGTATCATTATAAATTCCAGGAGTCCAAGTCTGACCATTATCATTAGAATACAATGGTTGTGCACCAGCTTTTCTTCCAAAAGCTACCCATCTATTAGTAGTTGTATTCCAATCCATACCATCAATTGGTCCATAAGAAGTTATAACGATTCTTGTCCAACTTATTGCATTTGTAGATCTATAAATTATACCATCCGCACCATTAGGAGCTTCTGAACCAGATATTATCCATACAGAACCATTCCACTTAATAGAAACTAATGTATCAGTGATAGTTATTCCGGTAGTAACAATTTTTGTCCAGTTTGTTCCTTCATTGGTTGAACTAATTATAGTAGCATTATCACTTGAATCTCTACCAACTGCTACAATCTGTCGATTATTTATATAATTAGTGTTTGAGGAAGGTCCAGTAGGACCTGTAAATCCTGTAGCACCAGTTTCACCTGTATAACCTGTATCACCTGTAGGACCAGTGGCACCTGTATAACCCGTATCACCTGTAGGACCAGTATGACCACTATGACCAGTTTCGCCAGTATGGCCTGTATGACTAGTTTCTCCAGTATATCCAACATAAGATAAATAGTTCCATCCTGTAGGACCTGTTCCACTACCAAGTTTCATACGCCCAGTATCAAGTTCAACTCCTGGTTCTCCAGGAGAAAGAGTTGCATTACTTGAAGTCCAATTAGTAGACGTATCTCTGCGTAATTGGAACTTTACAATACTTGTTGTCATTTACTTTAATTTCCAGATAAGACATTTGAACTATTTGTTGCACTAGATCCTCCATCCAAAATATTAGATGATTGCGTTAAACTATTACCACCATCGTATGTACCAACATTAGGATTTGGTGGAGGACCATTTTGTTCAATACCTCGATTGTTAAATGGACATTTGCATACTTCTGTATAAACAATGGATTCAAAATTTGGACTACAATTTGTAGCAGCTAAAAGTGGATTTCTATTTAAAGCTGTTTGTTTTTGATATTGTACCTTTAGCACACTATTCTCTGCTAAGATACGTACTCTATTTATATAAGCTTGAGTACTCATTTACTATCTGTCGCAGGAATTCTAAGTTTACGTTTTACTTTAACTACTGGTACTGAAAGTAGTTCAGTAGGTTCTTGTTTCATAACTTCAAATCGCTGACGCACCTGTTCTACGGGAATACCCCGATACACCATCTCCAGTTTCAATTTTAGGAATTTGTCCATACTCTGTTATAGGAACATTTCTTACAGCATTATGCCACGTATTAGGTTCAAATTTTATTTTTTGTAATTCTGGTGGTGTCGCAGTCCCATAACTCATGTATAAAAAGTATGAAAATGATCCTACAACAACAATGAGTAAAATTATATTGAACCACATTGAAAACATAGAATCTCGAACAGATTTTACCCAAATAAGATTATTCTCAATTTGTGACGCCGTATCTTTTACTAAATGAAACATCTTACTGAAACATAAGAATATTGAATGGCATCTTTAACCACAGTATATAGTTTATCAGTGTTGTTATCGAGTATAGCCGGAATGGGTTCTGCCTTTTTAGGCAATAGAATTTTTCCATTTAAGGGTGGTAATGTACCACCTCCTCCAACCCCCGCTGAAGTAAAGAAAGCTACTGAAGAAGCAGATAAAGCTACACATATAGCAGCCGAGAAAGCTGCTAAACTTGCCGCAGCAGAACTTTATGAAATTAAGAAAGCACAGAAAGAGGAAGAACCTCCTAAACCAGAAACTGTACCAGAACCTGAACCAGTAGCTGAACCAGTACCTGAACCAGAACCTCCTAAACCTGAACCAGTACCAGAACCTGAACCAGTAGCTGAACCAGTACCTGAACCAGTACCTGAACCAGAACCTCCTAAACCTGAACCTCCTAAACCAGAACCAGAAACTGTACCAGTAGCTGAACCAGTAGCTCAACCTGAACCTCCTAAAATCAAAGTAGTTACAGCTGATAACTTACAGGAATTTATTAAAGAAGAATTTAAGATGGATGATGAATTTGCTAAAAATGTAATTGATTTTATTAAAACTCCTGTTTTAGAATGGAAATCTATCGCAACAAGTTCTAAAATTCTAAGACGTAAATTCATGCGAACATTAAGTCATCCAAATATAAATAAATGTCCTAAAAATCTACTTGATGTGTGTAAGATTGTAAATATCAAATATTCAAACATGAAAGACTTTATTGATGGAAAAGATTTTGTACCGTACAATGATCAAACACTTGATGCGGTTGCTCTTCTAGCCAACACTGCTTAAACGTAACCTTCATTTTTTTCAAAAGAATATCAATATATACATTTGTTGAATCATGTGTACATATTGATACATTCTCTGTTTTACTCTCAAGAAGAATACGAATAACTTCATATTGTTCTTGCGGAGGTATCTTTGCCATACAAATTTGTAAAGGTGAATTCTTATACATTAAATGTTCACGAATAACATCCATTACATAATTCTAATAAAATTATATGAAAATGGATTTTATAATGTCAGATATATGATGACTAAATATGGATTTATTTATTAAGGAAATTGCAACCAAGGAAGCATGGGAAGAGCTTCAGGAAAAACAATTAATCCGCGCATATAAATTTGCAGTTGATATTTTAAAGACCCCTCTAACAAGGGAAGAATTTAAGAATGTATGGTATTCACAAACATCTGATAAAAAAGGAGAGAAGTTTCTAGCAAATATGTGTATGTCTATGTTTCAATCAAGAAAGGCATCCGCCGGAAATTCTAGTGAAAAAGCTATTAAAAAAATGCATGATAATGCCGATATTAATGTAAAATATCAGGTGTATTGTGACAATACAGGTTTAATATATGATAAAAAACCCAATAAAATATCAGTTCATAAACTAGATGCAATTATATCACAAGGTGATACGTTAAATATCAGTAAATGTATAGTCTTATCTATGAAGACAACTCTTAGAGAAAGATATCGTCAAGATTTAGATATTGTTGGGAAATGTAAAAAACTTATATTTCTTACGAGAGAAACACCTGAAAAGACAAAAATTGAAACAATATCAGGATATGGATGTATTCTTGTTTATCCATATTCAGAGCTTACAGACACAACTTGGTCGTACAATGAATATATTTTACGTATGAAATTGTTTCAAGAGACTGGTTGCTATAACCGATCCTAATAAACAAGGTACCGCATTTCCGATTTGTTTATATGTTTGAACACTTGATACAGGGAATACGAATGAGTCAGGAAATGTTTGAACTCTTGCGGCTTCTCGTTCTGTTAGTTTGCGAATTTCAGTATCAGAATATCGAACTAAAGCATCACAACCATCCTTGTAGTAACGAGCAGATAACGTATAACATGGCTCATCTTCCTTAATAAATTGAGCTCCAAATCCTTTTTTAGATTCTTTATTTTTACGAAGTCGTTCAAAGAACCCTGAAATCATTTTTTGACTATGATAATATTTACTATCAATATCATCTCTTGCAAATAAGATTGACTTACAAGGAATATAAGTTTCCTTTGTATGTGTTGGGTCAGGATATGTTGGTTCTGTCTGATCATTTCTCCAACCAAGAAATATTACACGACGTCTTTTCTGTGGAACACCAAAGTCAGGAGCATATAACTTTGCATATTTTATAAAATAACCTAGTTTTTCTACTTCAGCTTTAATAATATCTTTCACGAGCTCTCCGGATGCAGTCTTCATAGTTAAGATACCCGGAACGTTTTCTAGTACAAAATATTTAGGTTGAAATGATTTTACAAACTGTAAATAATTCATAAATAAACTGTTTCTCGGATCCTTATTGTCACGTTTTCCTGCCATACTAAATCCCTGACAAGGAGGTCCACCAATAATAACGTCACATTTACCATATTGTGCAACTAATTCATCGGGAACTAATTTTGTGATATCATTATTTAACATAGGATGATTGAAATTAGCAGAATATGTCTTTGCAGCATCCTTATCATGCTCAACACCAAATAATACTTTATAATTATTTTGAACAAATCCCCATGTTAATCCACCTGCTCCAGAAAATAGATCAACAACTGATGGACTATTTTCTAGTTTTATTTCTTCTTTTATTAATTCTTTCATACGCTCCTCACTAATACAAGGAGTTTTACGGTTACAATGAGATGTAAAATGACCTCGTTGTTTGAATATTCTGTTACATTTAGAACATTGATAATCAACCATTTGTTAGTTATAATCTACCTGGATTTAAACTCTTTCCGTTTTTAAAACGCGTTTAGAGATTGAGCATAAGGATTTTGGTTAAACGCTTTTAGATAAGAAGGGTCAATTCTTTCTACATTAGCATCTTCTTTTAGAGGAGCATTAAATCTGTATGTTCCAAGATGTTCAGCTGTAGCAGGAGTTGCTGACAATCCTCCACCAACTCTTGTTCCATCAATAATCGCTTGTTCATTACGATTTGACGTTACACCAATATTTTCAGGGCCAAGTGCGACACCCGCGCTTCCAACACCAGCAGGACCAGGTCTTCCTTCTGCGGTAAGTTTCATAAACTCTGCGTAAGGTTCAGTAAATGCGCGAACGTATGGTGCTAAAATAGCAATTGTTCCACCAATTGACCCAAAATATTCCTTTTCAGTAGTCTCACGTGCTTGAGGTTTATAAGGCTGTTCTGAATAGATACGAGGAGCAGTTTGAGCTCCTACAGCTGTATTCACACGATCCATTCCATACATTGCAAAACGATCTGGTTTATTCTTTTTAACATCCGCCTGAATTCCTGGCATAGTTACACTATGTGCTCCAGGAACTACTGGTGGTTCATATGAAAGCTTTGGTTTCGTTGATACACGCAATTCATCAGTTGTTCGAGGAATGGCATAATCACGTAGTTGATCTTGTTGAAATCCACCTTTTGGAATATTTGTAAAACCATCATCTGCTCCTGGTCCAACTTGTACTTGATCAATTGGAAATACATTCTTCATGTTTTGACCACTCACCATACGTGATTGCATAAAGTCAGTTTCAACATGATTACCAAAAGGTTTTCCAGTTCCAGGTTTAGCATCATAAAAGGACTGTACTTCACGCTTTTGAAAGTACTCTTTTCCTGCTCCAACATGATTATCTAAAATTTGATCTGTACCTCCAGAATACATACTTTGAGTTACTCGAGCACCAAAAAATGGTACTTCATTATTGTGTCCTTTTTGTTCTTGTGAATGTACAACTTCATCATCAATTGCCTGAGTAGGACGAGCTTCACCGGTTCCATTTGTATAATTTTCTACAGCTACAGTTCGATCAGTGGATTGATCTTTTGCCAGAGCATAACCGACTGCTCCTAGACCCAATAAAAGTGCTAGTTCAATCATCTTTGTATTTGATGATTACTTTTTCTTGTCTCTTCCAGACTCTGGTCTCATATCCTGTGTTCCAACTACTTGAGACTTATGATGAAGCCATGTCATATTACGATGAGACTGATCTGTTTCTGAATTAGGTTTAGGTTGATAAGCAGGTGCGAACGGAACATCCCTTTCAGTAATTTCATACAATTTCCTATTGGTAGGTGTATCTAAAGAATAGTTATTCATTTGTTATGTTTCGGAGATGTTTTAACCGATGGCATATGCGACTCAGAACTCCATTCTGACCATCCCATACGATTAAAAGCAGAAACGGTCATTCTACTCAACATACTTTTGTATTTATCAACCATTCTGTCAAATGTAGCATTATCTGTTCCAGGAACAGGTAAAGGAAATTTTGTACTTTTATTGCCTGGTTTAATTCCATAACAATTGACTCCAAACTTGTTTGAAGGATTGAAATATCCACCATTTATTCCAGGACGTCCACAGGAAGTTCTTTTTGTAGTATCTGATTCTTGTTGTAAAAGTTCCCAAGTTGAAGTTTGAGTTGGAAACAAAGCCATTCCACCTTGTGTCCATCCATATCCACACCATTCTCCACCAGCAGAATATGCGTCATTTACTTGATCATATGTAGCAAGATCAGAATCATAAGCTGCGCATACAGCTGGCGCATCATCATACGTATAGTCATTACCACTCACAAAAAATACTTCTTTTTGTTCTATAGATTTAGGACTAATAGAAACAGAAGAGGCAGGAGCAGGTGCCTTCTCATAAAATCCAACATCAATTCCAGATGGACTTGCCTTTACCTGTAAAACACCCATCTTAAAAAGTACAAATCCAAGAATACTTGCGAGGACTAACACGACAACAGCAGACATAATGTTTCCAGTTGAAACAAAAACAACTACCATTAATAATACTAATCCAGCCATTGAAACCATAAGTATCGTTGGAATAGGCCACATCTTTGTTAATTCTCTAGGCGATAATAAATCAGTAATCTCATCTTATTTGAAATAGGAAATTGTTTAGGACCATGTTCTTGAACTTGTTTATCATTTAACGTATACCAAGATGAACCTGGTGGCATATTTCTACCATATCCCCACCAATGTCCACCATTAAAACAACTTACAGAAAGTAAGGCATATTGACGTTTGTTTAACGCAAGAATACTTGAATAATCTACCGAACCTTGCGTTGGTATCATATGAAACATCATAATTTTTGGAAATGAGCCAATTAATTGCTGCTTTTTACAACCCGTTTTATTACATTTTTCACACTTCCATTCTTCAATTATATGTTCTTTTACAGATTCTGAAATACAATCAATTAAAGGTTTATGTTTTTCTTCACTTGAAATTGAAAATTCAATTACAGAATCTTCCTTAATTTCTCTTTCATTACAATTTATACATTGAATAGAATCTCCAACTTTAAATCTAACTAATTCATCTAGAAAAGGAAGTTTATCGCAAAGATATTGTATTAATTCATGCGCATCACCAATTCCTTGACCTGCTGGCATTGTTTCAGTTCGAATTGCCTCAAAGAATTGTTTTAACCCATCTTCTCCTTTAGACTTCCAAATTTTAGATAAACATTCATCAATAATATTTCCTTTATCGAATGTTTCTGCTGTATATCGATCTTGTACTTCAGGAATTCGAAAGATGGCTTGTAAACAAGTATTCACCCAACAACTTCCTCGAAAGTTATGAAGGCCGAACATATTGTATTAATGTTGGAACTTAGAGAAATCTGTTAAAAAGGGTTGTGGTTCGTTTTCTTCAGTAGGAAATGCATTTTTAAAATCTGGATTGAATTGATAGGTCTTATCATCTGCGCAATCTGATTCATGTTGTCCTGGTTTACATGTCTTTTTCTTTTGACCAGGAACAGGTGTTATTTCTGGACCATAAATGTCTGGATACGTATTTGTTCCATCACCTTTTCCATTTGATGATGGAGCAGGAGTAGGGTCTGCCATCTTAGGTGCCTTAGGACCATATATGGGTGCTTCATTTGAATCTTTTGTTTTTGGTTTTGTGCCCTTTTCTCCAAACGTCTTTAGAGTTGCTAACAGATCTTCATTTGTCATTTTCTCAACAGAAGGTTGATGAAAAATGATAATGCCTATTGCGATAACTAAAAGTGCTAACCAAATATACTCCATTCTTCTCTTTGTTCAAAGCAAAGAAATGGCTCGAAAAACTCACAAACAATCAAAGAGACATCGCCGTCGTACTTTGCGTAGAAAACAACGTAAAGGCGGTAGAGATTCTCAATCTTTGATACCTCCTACTTCTGCGTTTAAAGCAAATACTCCTGTTAGTTCGGACAATGCTTGGTATAAAATAGCCTAAACTTTTAACAAACATGTCTGGACCATTATTGAGATATACACCAGGTTTAGGTATCTGTAATCTTGGAGTTCAATATAAAAATATTGGTCCTACAGGTCCTACTGGACCTATTGGAATACCCGGCGCACCAGGAACAGCTACAAATACTGGTTCTACTGGACCTACTGGTAGTCAAGGTGTTACTGGTCCTACTGGACCGTCTGGTACACCAGGTACATCTACAAATACTGGTGCTACAGGTCCTACTGGACTAGGTTCTACTGGTGCTACAGGTCCTACTGGATTAGGTGAAACTGGTCCTACAGGTGATACAGGTTATACTGGTGAAACTGGTCCTACTGGACCTACTGGATTAGGTGAAACTGGTCCTACAGGTGATACAGGTGAAACAGGCGAAACTGGTCCTACTGGACCTACTGGATTAGGTGAAACTGGTCCTACAGGTGATACAGGTGATACAGGTGATACAGGTGATACAGGTGAAACTGGTCCTACTGGATTAGGTGAAACTGGTCCTACAGGTGATACAGGTGATACAGGTGAAACTGGCGAAACTGGTCCTACTGGACCTACTGGATTAGGTGAAACTGGTCCTACAGGTGATACAGGTGATACAGGTGAAACTGGTCCTACTGGATTAGGTGAAACTGGTCCTACAGGTGATACAGGTGATACAGGTGAAACTGGTCCTACTGGACCTACTGGATTAGGTGAAACTGGTCCTACAGGTGATACAGGTGATACAGGTGAAACTGGCGAAACTGGACCTACAGGTGATACAGGTTATACAGGTTATACAGGTGATACAGGTTATACTGGTGAAACTGGACCTACTGGACTTACTGGTGAAACAGGCGAAACTGGACCTACTGGACTTACTGGTGAAACAGGCGAAACTGGACCTACAGGTGATACTGGTTACACTGGAGATACAGGACCTACAGGTGATACTGGTTACACTGGAGATACAGGACCTACAGGTGATACTGGTTACACTGGAGATACAGGACCTACAGGTGATACTGGTTATACAGGTGATACAGGTGATACAGGACCTACAGGTGATACAGGTTATACAGGTGATACAGGACCTACAGGTGATACAGGTTATACAGGTGATACTGGAGATACAGGACCTACAGGTGATACAGGTTATACTGGAGAAACTGGACCTACAGGTGATACAGGTTATACAGGTGATACAGGTGATACAGGTCCTACAGGTCCTACAGGTTCCTCGTCTACATCTATCTGCGCAACAGCCCGTTCAACTTCTAGTCAAACTCTTACATTAAATACCTCTGCGAATATAAGTCACGATGTAGCAGATTTTCAATATGGTATAACAGTAGTTACAGGACCCACTGGGTATTTTCAAGTACCAAGCGCAGGTGTTTATAAAATTATTCCATCCTTACAGCTCAACGGGACAGGCAATGGAAATATTCATATGTGGCTAAAGTTAAATGGAACTAATGTTCCAAATACAGCAACATATATGACATTCAAGAATACAGATAAACACGTACTCACGACCGAAATTTTATTAGAATTAAATGCGAATGACCAAGTTCAAATCTGGACACAGGCTTCTGTATCCGGAGCTATTATTGAGTATATTAATCAAGGAGGCACCGGAACTAATGATTATCCCGCAGCTCCAGGAATTATAACAAATATGTACAAACTTCGTTAACTTAATGTAAATAAATAGAGACTTTGATTTAGGTCTGCCAATATTTCATCACGAATATTGAATAAATCTGTATCTTCTTTATGTAAATATTTTGGTAAAGATGTAGATAACCATTTGACTGCGCTTTTTAGATAAGCAGGTCCATCTTTATCATGAAAATTGTGAATTTTTAAACAAGCTGTTTTTCCTTTAAAATCGGGACGACCATACTTTCCCATATACACTTCTACAAACTTGTCGATATTATCATCGAGTTTGTCGACTAAATCATCTGTTGCCTTGTGACGAGGATACTTCATGGTTTGCCAATGGTAAATCTTAATTTGATTACGCAGGGTTAGCATGAGAGTAACAATTTCTGCTGACATTTTATTTATTACTAACAATGTATCTTAATTGGATAGGATTAGGATTAATAAGTTTTGTTGTTGCGTACTTAACCTATCAAGTATGGAACAATACTAGTCCACCAGAATTTAACCCAATAAGAAGTGGTCTTTTAGTGGCACAGGATGTTGGAAAAACAAAACAAATTCAGTCAAAAACTGGTGATGCATCTATGGCCACAGAATTAAATCGTCGACGAGCAATTTATACATTTGGGTACGACAAGCCATGTTATATAAAAGAAACAAAACATCAAAAAGGATCTACAACTGGTGCGTTAGAGACATTTTTTATTTCAAGTTTGTTTTGTCCTTGCTGTGTTCCACAAGATGTATGGTATGATGCTGGAGATGATGACGATGAATTTGATCTTGTATTGGACGATAATATATATTCACGTGGTTCTAATGATGCTGGTAATCAAGATACAGAAATATGTCCTCCAGTTCAGTGAACTATCTTTGTTATTAAATAACAGAAATGTCCAATTGTGGCAAAACAAATGCCAAATTTCAATTGAGGCGAGCTACATCTAGTAAATGGCTTTCTACAAATCCTATTTTACAAGATGGTGAACCTGGTTGGGATATTACTGTCAACAAGTTGAAGATTGGAGATGGGCGTACACCTTGGAATAAACTTCCATATTTGGAAAGTGATGCAGGTCCTACTGGTTCTACAGGTGCTACAGGTTCTACTGGTTCTACAGGTTCTACAGGTTCTACTGGCGCTACTGGTTCTACTGGTGCTACTGGTGCTACTGGTCCACTGGGTATTATAGGAATACAAACACTATTTGGTCCAATGGGATATGAAGGTCCTCAAGGTCCTCCAGGTATACAGGGACCAATTGGACCAAAAGGTAATCAAGGTCTGAAAGGCAATCCAGGGCGTGATGGTCGCGATGGTATTGATGGAAGAGATGGAATTAATGGAATTAATGGAATTAATGGTGTAGATGGTGTAGATGGAAAAGATGGTAAGAATGGAACCAGAATTTTTATTGTTTCAGTAAAAAATCCTAACACTGATTCGTTAAATAATGCTATTTTGTTAAAGTATGGAACTTTGCCTAGTATTTATGATATATTAATTAATTCTGTAACAGAATCTATATATGAATTCGTATAAATTATTATACTTTTTTTAATATAAATGTCATCAGTTATTATCCCTGGTCCTGCAGGACCTCGAGGAGAACCGGGACCACAAGGTCCTATGGGGCAACAAGGACCACCTGGTCGTGATGGATGTGATGGTCGTGATGGTACAGATGGACGTGATGGTCGCGATGGAGCAGTTGGTCCACAAGGTCCTCGCGGTGATCAAGGACCTCAGGGTATTCCTGGATCAGCGTCAAATCAAGGTTGTAAAGGAGATAAAGGTGAACAAGGTTGTAAAGGAGACAAAGGAGACAAAGGAGATAAAGGAGATACTGGTCCTATTGGTTTAACTGGAGCCACTGGTTTCACAGGTGCTACAGGTTCTACAGGTGCTACAGGTGCTACAGGTGCTACAGGTGCTACAGGTGCTACAGGTGCTACAGGTGCTACAGGTTCTACAGGTTCTACAGGTGCTACAGGTGCTACAGGTGCTACAGGTGCTACAGGTGCTACAGGTGCTGATTCTACTGTAACTGGTCCTACAGGCGCTACTGGTTTTACCGGTGCTACTGGTTTCACTGGTCCTACAGGCGCTACTGGTTTTACCGGCGCTACTGGTTTTACCGGCGCTACTGGTTCTACAGGACCAACAGGTGAGACTGGTTTCACTGGTCCTACAGGTGCTACAGGTGCTACAGGTTATACCGGTTCTACAGGTGCTACAGGTGCTACAGGTGATACAGGACCAACAGGTGAGACTGGTTTCACTGGTCCTACAGGTGCTACAGGTGCTACAGGTTCTACCGGTTCTACAGGTGCTACAGGTGCTACAGGTGCTGATTCTACTGTAACTGGTCCTACAGGCGCTACTGGTTTTACCGGTGCTACTGGTTTTACCGGTGCTACTGGCGCTACTGGTGAGACTGGTCCTACTGGTCCTACTGGTGAGACTGGTCCTGCCGGTTCAGCAACCAACACCGGAGCTACTGGTGAGACTGGTCCTACTGGTCCTACTGGTGAGACTGGTCCTGCTGGTTCAGCAACCAACACCGGAGCTACCGGAGCTACTGGTGCTACTGGTTTCACTGGTGAGACTGGTCCTGCCGGTTCAGCAACCAACACCGGAGCTACTGGTGCTACTGGTGCTACTGGTTTCACTGGTCCTACTGGTCCTACTGGTGAGACTGGTCCTGCCGGTTCAGCAACCAACACCGGAGCTACTGGTCCTACTGGTTTAACTGGTCCTACTGGTTTCACTGGTCCTACTGGTCCTACTGGTCCTACTGGTGCTGATGGCGCTCCTGGCACTAGTGAATTTACTCATTTCCTATCCGGAACTGGTTCCTCTCTAGTTCCTAATGTTATTATTTCCTTCAATCCTCCTTTTCTTACCGTTCCACGTGTGTTTATAACTGCTACTTCGGCTACACCTGATCCTGGTTTCATAGTACCTACGGCTACTAGTGCGACTGAGATGACTGTAAATGGATATATGCTCACAGGTGCAAGTACCGCTGGTATTACTTTCAACTGGATGGCATTTACAACAAATTAAATATAAATTACTATAAATGTTATATGTTTCATCTAATGTAAAACAATATTCTCAATTTAAAGAACATTTTAAGTCGGAACACTCCGATCTACAATGTTTAGATCTCTCTAGAGTTCCTTCAAATGTATTAATTAATGAAGTTGATTCTATTATGACACATCATACAAATTGCTGTGTTTTTTTAGGATATTTAGAACCAGGATTTATGCTAGAACTTACTCATCAAACTAGAATTCGAAAATTGTTTAGAAAATTTCCAGTTGCTATGACAACTCATTTTGTTGAAAGTATACCTTTTTCATGGAAAAACGAAATCGATATCTATTACACACAAGAAGAGTTAAATAAGGATGGACAAACCAACTTTGTCGACAATGGTAGTTCTTTACAAGAGTAATTTGAATTTTGATACTACGATTCTAGCAAATATAATTCCAATTAATGATACTATTATTAAAGTTGAAAAACGAGGAATTGTAAAAAGAGGTGAAAGTAAACGTGATCGTATTAAACGTCGTTCTAAAAAAGAACCTTCAAGTAATTCAACTGGATTTTGTCATAATTCTCTAACACTTGTTATGCTAAATGATGGTGATGGAACTCTACCTAAAAAAGAAATTACAATTAAAATATTTCAAAATGGAGTATTTCATATGACTGGTATCTTAGATGAACAATATGATATTTGTTCTATACGTATTTTAATACATACACTTTGGAATGATTGTAAAGAATCTATTAAAAATATTCCTGAAGAAGTAGAAATTTTAAATAGACGTATTGTTTTGATGAATTATACAACTAAACTTTCATCAAACAATACAATTGCTCGTGAAGTGTTACATAACAATATTAAAAACTCTAAACTTGAAAATATAATTTCACATTATGATCCCGATGTATATCCTGGTGTCAAGATATGTATCGGTAAAGAAAATTGGACTGCTAAAGTATTTCGAACTGGAAAAATTATTCTAACTGGTATTGTTAGTCCAACAGAATGTTCTGAACTTACTTCACAATTGCTTTCTCTGTTTGAGAAGGTGTTGCCGCAAAAGCCGAAACTAGAAGATACAATAAATATAATTGACCGACTTGTAGCGCACTGAGTAGACACATCCATGCAAACACAATTTGTGGACTACTTACTTTTTGCCATAGATCAGAGTAGAGTGCTACTGCGCCTCCTACTACGATGAGTAGACTTGCGGTTCCTCCTCCTATGAGTCCGTTTATGACTGCGTCCATTCTTTGCTTTACGATGACGTTTTGTTCTACGTCCTCCTTTCGTAGGAGTAGGATCATAAGGTTGCGCATGTAAAAATTTATCTCCTGAAGCATCCGCTCTAATTTGGTTTAGATTATTTACGTTTGCTAAGTGGTTATTCATAGCAGATACACCCCTAATTGTTCCTGCCTCAGGGAGATTAGGTGGATGAGCATTTAAGTTTTCTGCTCCTCCTCTTCTATGTTTTCTACGACGTCCTGAACCTTTTTGTCCTGCTCCCATGGCTTTTGCTGTTTCTGCCAACTTGGCATTTGAAGCTAGTGTTTTAGCAGATGCAGCTTCTAATGCGCTTCCTTCTAAATCTTGAACTGGAGGTGTATGTAAAGCAGGAGCTTGGGGTATTATTTGTCCACTCGGTAGAGTTGTCATCTTAATGTATTACACAGAAATAAGAGAAATGCCAGAGCTTTCGTCTATGCAAATTCAAGCACTTGTACGCGAGATGGATACAAGTATTCGCAGACATCGTAAACTTAAGGAATCAGACCCTCCTAAATTTTACGAAAAAATTATGAATGAAAACAAAGTGTTGTATGATGAGTTTCCTACTATATTCGAAATGCATTTACAAGGAAAACTCGATCAAACATTTTTTGAAATGTTGAAGCTTCGTCACAAAATGGATAAAGGTGAAATGACAGAAGATGATGCCTCAAAAATTATCGGACAAAAATTGTTTGATAGATATGTTGCTCCTGTTGTGGAAAATAAACCTACTCCTGAAAAACCGTTGAGTTACTCTGAATTTTATAAGCAGTTTGAATCGGATTCTACTCATCAATAAATTATTCATCTTGAAACTCTTTTCGTAAATCCATAAGTATTTTACCTATTTTGTTTTGTCCTCTCCATTTATCAGGATGTTTTGATTTTTCTGATGTTTGAGAAGTTCCAATTCCCCAATATGTATTACGCGCATCTGCTTCACCAATCATACGTTCTCCTGTTTCTTGCAATTGTTTACGCAATGCAGGATGCTGGATAAATTTGGTTCGAATACCTGTTCGCATAATATCATCTTTTTTGGAATCCCAAATATCTTTTACGAATCCTTTTACTTTTTTACCTAAAGCTTTTGCAGCTTTAGATGTTTTTGCTTTTATAATCTTTTCATATATTTCATCATCTTTAAATTCCTTAGCTTTCATAGCTTGAAAGTAATGTTCTACTGTGGGAAATTGTGTACCGCCCACCTCAATCCGATGTTCGGACATGTTGCTGAAACTACGGTATTCTCCCTTGCTCTCGTCAGCACCGTGAAACAAAACTGGAGGCGGGCCAGTGTCCTCCGTAGATTTGCGAAGTTTCCTCTTGACAGGTTTGGTAGGTTCACTGTCAAGCTTCCGATCGTCTGATTCAGTCTCTGCCTTCTCCTCAATGCTAGTGCTTGCCTCTGTAACATTCTCGATCGGCGAGTCACTCTTACTCTGCTTTCCCTCACTGTCATCTTCTTTATCTTTTCTGGTTGAACTACGTTTAAACACGAATGTACGATTTAGAAACGAGAATGTTTGTTGTTCAGGTGTTAATGTAATTCTAGTTTGACCAGCATAAATTTCAGAAAAGAGGTTTGTTTCAACAAGATCCCAACCATATTCTTCTAGAATTGAAGTAACTTTTTCAAATGGAACTAAATATTCAATAGCAGGTTTATCAAAACTTTCAAGAAATACTTTTACAGGCATACCAAATTCTTCTGTCCATGTTTCACGATCATCATATTCTTTTGTATATTCACCACTTACTTGCTTTTCACTTCCAAACAAATACGCCCTTCTTCCGGCCAACAATGAATAAATAGACTTTCCATCAGAACATGTTCCAAACAAAACATCTTTTCCATACTTTTGAAGATTTTTTGCAAATGCTCGAAATATTTCTTCAGTTTCACATGCGTAATGCATCGCGAATTGACATGAAATCACATCAAACTTACTTAAATTTTCAAATTTAGAAAGATATTCAGTAGGCGCAGTTTCTGTTCCATTCAAAATTGGCATATACTTATCTTCTTGCTCAAGCAAAGGATACTCAGTCATATCACCTTGTAGAAATAGACAGGGAGGCAAGTAATCATGTGGATTCTTACGTTTATCCATGATATATCGAACAGCAGAACCTTGTGTTGGCGATGTAATATTTGAAAGAGAAATATCAATTCCAACAACCTTTGAAGGTCTTACACGTTTCCATTTATTTAAATCTCCTGCTCGTCCAACTGCTAGTTCTAATAAAGTATCATCTTTCTTAACATTATTTTTATACAATTCATCTTTTATGCGATTATGAAAATCATAAACATCATTAAAGACACGAGAAGAACGTTTTAAGTCATCACGATAATACATATCATCTTCATAGGTACTATCCGGTGGACTACTTACAAACTTACGAATCATATCTTCTATAATAGGAACATGTATAGATGTCCAAATAGAATTAGCAGTACTAATATCATTTCCATATTGTGGTTCACGAAGAACTCTATATTGATACGTTTTATCATATCGAGTTCGTAAAATTGTCCATCTACGTGTCTCAATATCAAATGCGCATTCTACAATCGTATTATCTTCTACACGATTACCAGTAGAATCTATAGTTAAATTCTTTTCATTGAGTGGAACCAAGATTTGATAAGCATCTGGATCACGAGGAACTATTGGTTGAAATACTGATGGTATGCGTGTATTTGAATCAGCAACTTTTTGGAGATCTTCTGGTAATTTACGAGGAACATATTCTCCTGTCATTGTTTCGCGAGGATACACAATATCTTCTCCTGCGTTTCTAGAAACATATAGTTCAGCTTTCTTTGCCTTTACTCGTTTTACAGGATCAAATGTTTCTTCTTGTGAAATTTTTACTAAGAAATCAATTGTATTAAGATGAGGTGGTTTCCATTTATAGACACGCAACCATGTCTTACCTTTACGATCTTCTGAAGGAGCTACAGATGTATTACGAGGTGTAAATATTAAACCATCAGTTTCATATTCAAACTTTGTATCTAAAAGACTTTGAATACATTCTTCCATAGCAGAACCATCTCCTGCTAGAAACATTTTAGTTTCAATACGAAGTTGTGTGAGTGAAGGAGCCATACGAAATTTACTACGTAGATCATTCACAAACTCCCTTGCGCACCCCAATCGTGAATTTAGAGGATTCTTTAATGTATCTTCATCACTCTTCATAAGCGGAAGTCCACGCGTATCTCGTCCACGAAATCTATATACATCAAAGATACAAAACAATTGTTTATCTGTAATATATTCACCATCAATGAAATCTCCTGAATGAGTATTATCTATAGCAGTAATACCTGTCCAAGTAACTTGTAGACTTGGTGTAATCATTATTACTTTGTTATCACGAGCAACATAGAGTCCTGATCGTTGTCCATCTGCCTTATTTGTTACAGTATATCCTTTCAAAATATTGTGAGGATTTTCTATATTCAGATGTCTACGTGACATAGTTACAGGATTTAGAAAGACGTTTGATGTCATCTTAAATTCTTGTTGGTATCTATGAATGTCAGATACTGGAAGAAGAAATGGAGTTTGATAATATGCTTGTGAGATAGTTGTCATAATTTTAAGCAAATCATCTACAATTAAGACATTCTCAATTTGAGAACTTTTATTTTTAAATTCTATTTCTAGTTCATATGTATGTGGTTGCTTCAACATATCCCTAATACTTTGTTTTGAATTCATTGGTCTAGTTTTAACTATTGAGAAATCAATTTGAAAGAGTTCAGAAGGTGTAGTAAATGATCGACGATGAATCATACGGATATGACCTTTTGGATCACTTGGATTTCCTTCCCAATCTTTTCGAACTATCTGTTCTGATCGCAAAGTAAATCTAGCTGATGCCTCAGGGGCGTCAATCATATCTCGTTTTCCCAAATTGCCTTCAAAGTATTTTTGTTTTTTTTCAACTTCCAAAGGAATTTCCTTGAAAGAATTATTCACACATAATTTATGTATATTTTGTATTTCTTTTACTATTACACGACTACCATCTGCGTACGCAATTGATAATCGATGTTCTTCTGTTTCTACACCAACTGCTAATGTTTGAATCGCATGAATAATGCGATCTGCGACATCCTTTGTTTGAATTTTACCCGAAAGCAGCTTGCATTCAAGCTCTGCTTTTGGATCTTTCTTTGCGATATCAACAAAGGATATAACTTCGTCAATAATTTGTTTACTGACTATACTATCCATTCCTGTTATATTTTTACTTCGATTAAAACAAATCCATTTTATACTTACTCAGAAATCATTCTTTCATATGTCTTACGAGTCTTCATATCATCATCCATACGTCTTCGTTGATCTAAACAAAAAAGAACATATTTTTCTACTTCTTCAAGTGTTTCATCGTCTAAATTTTCACTTGAAACCAAAATACCGTTTTGAGTTTTGGTCACAGCAGGTGAATTTTTTTTCATAATATTATAAATTTGTTTATGTTCATTTTGTTCAAGTCTATCAATCTGATCTTTAAGTGTCTCCAATTTTGAATGAGAGAATTTGCTCGTCATTTTCTGTATTACCTGCGCTCTGTCTAAGCTTTCTCTTCTTTGGTTTCTCTGATTCACTTGGTGTTGTTATAATTTGCTTTACATCACTATCACTTGGCATAATAGCAGAAATTAGGTTGTCAAGTGGGTTTGTTATTGTGGAAAGTAATGGTGCTTCAACAGGAGCCGACATTTTTGATAATAGTTTTGCTACAATAATAATATCTTTGTCTTGTTGCTTAAATCGACTTCCAACAACTTCAAATTCAATTTCTTCTCCAATTTTTACATCTTCAAAATCAGAATTTCCAATATGAAGATCACGAGGAATTAAAACTTTAATTGGTGGAGTTTCTGCGTGAATACCTACTTTGCTTCGAACAACTACAGGAGCTTTAAATCTTTGTCCAGAATGAGGCATACATACATCTGCCTGAAATTGAACATCATAATCAACACCTCCCTTAATATAATTAGTTCGTCCTAAAGAATAATTCACAATCGTTATAGAATTTTGTTGAATAAATCCTTCAGCTGAACATTTTCCTTCAAAATTCATCTTTAATTGCGCAAGAATTGATGCTTGCATATTTTTTTGAAGAAACTTGGAATAGATATGGACTTTTTTACTTAGTGCGCGTCTTTCAAATAATGGGTCCATTATTGTATACAATCTTTTAAAATACGTAAACTTAATTCGTTTTTATTCAAACTGAATGTTTGCCTTAATTTTTTCATATTACATCATAAAATGAGTTTTCTTTTGGAACCAAATACATTTTTTATTATACTATGATATGTTTAAATGTTAAAATATCATAGTATGTAATAAGTTTGAAAGTATGACATGTACAAAATGTTGTGAAGATGGACATTCAAAAGATGAATGTAAACTTTCTATTCGAATTCCATATCATGTAAAGATGGATTGGACATGTCAATACTGTCTTACAATGTTTGAATCATTAACTCCTGCCTTTGATCATGAAGATTGGTGTTCAGTACTTAATCCTTCAATCTCTTTAATAAATCGGATCGATTCTCATCTTCTGAAAAAATAGAGTATTCTTCAGGCGTTATCCAAAATATGCCTTCTTTTCCACTTAAAATTGACTCTCGAACTAATAATTCTAAAAATAAACAGCGATCTTTTTTCGTTTTTATTTTTTCAGGAAATCCTGTTCCAACTAACCATTCTGAAAACTTATCTAATAATCCTGCTTGATATGTTGTACATTGTCTACCACCTATATTCTTTGCTCTCGCAGCTCGTTTTACATCATTAGATTTCTCATCCATATTGAAAATAATTCCACCTTCTTTCACTGATGCGAATAAATCTAATTTTTTGGATATAAATTTCTCTTTAGCTGTCTTTACCCATGTTCTATACGCATCTTCTTCTGCTCCAACAGGAGTTATCTTTTCCTTAGCTTCATTAAAAATGTTTTTAGAACCTAGTATATACAATATCTTACCTTCTGATGTTTTTGTAACTAAAGGCTTCGCATAAATAGGTGGATCAGACCAATTAAGATATAATAGATGTTCTATCTTTTCTTTTTCAGTTAAAACTATATCTGCGATATACCAATCTAATATTTCTGTCTTAAATCTTTCTTTTACATATTCAGGCCAACCATACGTTTCTCTTTGAGTACTTAAATCTGAAAATCCAATACTTACTGGTTTTGAAACTGGTGTTTCAATTTTTTCAGGTTCACTTGGTGTAAATGTAGGTAGATTTACAGAAACTCCAGAATCTCTTTCTAAAAGTCTATCCAACAACGTATCTTGGTCTCCAACACTAAACGCAAACACACCATCTTTTGCTTGAAGATGTCCTATACGTCCATTTTTATCTTTCAATTGAAATCCTGAATCAATAGCAGTTTGAAGAATGTATGATAAAACACTTTCTGTATATTGTTTCATAGATGAATGCTTAAACAAATCCTCCTTTTTCCAAATAGGTTTCTTTGTAAACAATTTCAAAATCTTATCTAAAATTTCATCTTTTACATCAAGAATAGCAGATAATGGTCGTTCATGATTTACATCAGGAATTGGATCATCAATCTTACACTTAATTTCATATGTTCCTTCTTCAAATGTTGGCGCAGACATTTCCATAAGTGTTAGTTCAATTATTTTGTCACTTGGATCTTGGTTACGATGTTGTGGTATTACAAACTTTGTATTATCTGATCTCTTTTCTCCTCTCCAATCAGCAGGAAGACTATTTACAGATTCTTGAAGCTTGCAATCCATAGCCGATTCCATAACAATACGTTTCACTTTCGCAATTCGAACAGCTTTTTCTTCAACAAATGTTCTATAAATATATTCATCAACTGTTTCTTGCTGTGAATCTGGATATCGACAAACATGAAGATATACTGTACAATTTTGTTCTTTGAAGTCTAATGTAGAATGAGAACATGTTCGCATACCACGTCCTAAAACTTGTTCAATACGACTCATATTAAACCATGGATCTAATACATGAATCTGTCTTACATTTCGAAAATCAACACCTTCTGAAACTTTTGGTGACGCAATAACAACTCTTATGTCGGATCCGTCTGCGTTTTCTGGTCGTTTGAGTCGAAGAAGTGCTTTCTTAATCTCAGAATCAGTGATATCAGAAGTAAACAACACATATTTTCCTTTAGAACCCTTTGTTACTTCTCCTGATGTTTCTTTAAGTAAACGATTACCAGAGGCAGGTTCAAATCCATGTTCTTCTAAACACATTGCGAATAATTGAGCACCTGATTCAACTACATTAGAATACACAAATACAATTCCAGTGGTTGATTGAATTATATTCATAATAAGTCCAAATTTTGAACTATATAAGGCAACTTTTGAAGGTGCTAGAAATTGTTCATTACGATACTTGTACGATCCTTCTGTTTTCTCAAATGTTTCACGAAATGTTTTATTTTCAGGATATACGCAAATTAAACGAGAATCTGATACAGCTTTTACAGAAACATCTTTAATTGCCTCAGCTTGTAACGGTGATACAATAGACCGTGTAAGTGTTAGATATTTACGTTGCTTCTTAATTGGATTTCCTCCTATATCTGTTGTACGATCAGGTAAAGCGATTAGTAAATCAGGTGGGGGAAGTCTAAATGGAAACGTGAATGGATTCTCACCTCTTACAAAAGAAACATAGTCTTGACACCATTTTCGAAATTGTTGTTCTTGTCCATCTTTAAATTCGCCTGAATCCGTAAAAATATCTGATGTTTTTATTAGTTTATTTGTCTCCAATTTTCGCTCATTCCATAAAAATAGATTAAAGTAATACAAAATTTCATCAAACTTATCATACATTGGTGTAGCTGTTAACAAAACAAGTGTAACTCCATTTGCTGTTTTTAGAATTTGTTCAATTGCAATAGCTACCAATTTGTTTGATTCTGTTTCTGTAGTTTCTTTTAGATTATGTGCCTCATCAATAATAATTAATCGATTATCAAATGTATCATGAATCCACTTTTTCATATCATTGTCTGTTTTTGAAACCAGTTTTTGTCTATCAATCATGTTTGCGAATGTAAGGTATCCAACAAACTCATAAAATTCACCAATAATCTTGTTTGCTAATGTCATCACTCGTTGTTGTGATGCCTTGTCTGTATACCTTAATGATTCAGATTGCGAACGTTGAATCATATCTAGATATCGTCTTCCAGTACATTGTTTTGAAAGTAAAAGTCCATCTGCGTCAACAGATACACGTGATATATCAAAAATCTGGGCTTTAAAGTTTTCCTGAATAGATGGATTCGCAAGAACAAGAACTCTCTTATCTTGAAATTCTGGTCTTACAATATATTCCTCTGCTATTTGAATAGCAGTACAAGTCTTACCTACACCCGTGCCATGTACCATTAAAAGATTACGTGTTGGTGATTCAGGACTCAACACTCTTCGTAAAAAACGTTGATTAGCTTGTAATTTAAAATCACGTGAGGCTGATGTAGAACATTGAGCTTCACGCATTTGCTTAAGCGCTTCAAGTGTAGCATTTGGTGGTAATGGTTGCGACTTAGTCTCAGCAAGTTCCTCATAAGAAACATTTACCATCCTTATATTATCGTCGAAAATGGATTTATATCATGTAACTTTTACACATATAACTCTACGATGGAAAAACTAGCATTTAAAGTTATAAGAGGTAAGGAATCTATTTGTCAAGAATGGTATGATCGCGAACTAACTGATGTATTATTAACTCGTAATTGGTTTCTTGATGATCAATCTATTCAAGAAGTACTTGATTGTGCTGATCAAGAAGCATGGGATTGGATTTATTTAAACAGAAAAAAGTATCCTACTCGTATTCGACAACTTATCGAACCTAGAGATTACTTTTATCCTTTACATAAACTTAAGTTACGTCTTGTAGAATTCACAGATAAAGAATGGGATAAGTTGGAACGTGAAGAAGAAAAGAAACATGAAGAAAGATTTGAAAAGGATTGGATTCTGTATTCAAAACATGTTCCTGATCGACCACTTGAAAAAATAGATTCAGATCTTGATGATATTTGGGAAAAGTTTAATGATGCAAAAGATGCCTTGACAAAGTATATTGATACACGTTCAAAGAAATATGTAGCTCCTTCTTCTAGAGGAAAAGAAGTAATTGATCCACAACAAAAGAAGTTAGAAGATCATATTCAAAGTATGGAAAACGAATATGATAAAGCTCAAAAACTAGTTGAGGATACAGATTCTATCTACTGGAAAACTAAGAAGAATGAATACCGCAAAATCTGGATGTGAACATTGTAGACGTAAGACTCCACTAAAGGTTACATGTAAGTGTACTAAGGTATTATGTTTTGGTTGTAGATATCCAGAAGAACATCAATGTACATTTGATTATAAGAAAGAAGGCGAAGAATACTTAAAAAAAATAAATCCAACAATTCTAACTGAAAAACTAGATAAGATATAATAAATGAAATTAGAACATATAGCATCAGCCGTTGTATGGGTCGATTTTTTCACGATAGTTTTGTCTAAAGTTTTTGATTTAGGAAAATCTTTGGATAAATGGTATGCTCAGTTTGGTATTGTAGCTATTCTATCTGATTGCTTAGTCATTATATTGGGAATTTTACTTGCCCAATTTTTAGTTCCAAACGCAAGTTTATCTCTACTACTTCTTGTTGCTGTTGCTATTCAAATTATTCATGATTATTTATTCTATATTTTTATAATACTGGGAGTTCCGAAAGGTCAAAATAGCATGATAGATTTGTTTAAAGAGTATGCTATTGAAAATTCATGGAAAATATTAGTTGCTGATTCTCTAATGATTGGAACT